ATGTTTGCCTTGGTGTTGTTTATTTGCTATCTGGATGGCGGCTGCGAGGACATTGTGGTTGACGTCTACCGCGAGGAAACGCAGTGCTTAGTGGCGATGGAGGATCAGCGGATCCGCCACGGCGGCTGCTATCCGATAGAAGATTTTATTGATGGCTTCTGGCAACCCGCCAGCGAATACAGCGATTTTTAACCTGCCGATTGTAGCGCCACCAGCGTCAGCGTTCCGCCAAACACGGCGCCCGTATCAATATAGTGTTGATTATCGCGTTCATAAGGCGTGCGAAGCGGCGTATGGCCAAACCAGAAATGGTCTGCTCCGGCGATGGCGCCATGACGTCCCGCCAGATGTTCGCTCAGGCGATGACGGCTCCATAACACCCGCTGGGGATCCACCGGCTGCTGCCAGCGATAGACTGGCGCCGGATAATCGGCATGGGCGATCACATGCCGGGCATCTGCACACCCAACTTCAATAATCAACGGTAGCCGCTGACAACGCGCTAACAGCCGGTCGGCCTCGGCGCGCTGCTGCGCGGTGCCCCGGCCATACCAGTCGCCGCCATTCATCTGCCAGAGTGCCATATCCCCGCTCTCCAGCGCCTCCAGCGCCATCTGTTCATGATTCCCCCGAACGGCCCTGAACCAGCGGCAGCGCAGCAGGCCGAGGCAGTCAGCGCTCTGCGGTCCGCGATCGATCAGATCGCCCACGGAAATGAGCAGATCGGCCCAGGGATCAAAGCGCAGCTGACGCAGGCGGCCCATCAGTAGCGCAAAGCAACCATGCAGATCGCCCATCAGCCAGATATTACGCCAGTCGCTACCATTAATACGTTGATACATATAATTACCTCTCTGCTGTAATTATAGGTAATTGCGCCGAATCCCCGGTGATTTTTATTTACACCTCAATCGATTTTAAACAAACGGGAAATATAGTCGGCCAGAGGATTAAGCTTATCAGAAGCTCGCTTTAAAATAGGAGGAAATAACAACGAGGTGTTTATCGTGACAGACAATAGCCTGCATTCAACCAGCGTGCTTGCGCCGCGCTCGCATCTTATTGCCGATCTGGTGATGGGCAGACTAATACCTGCACCTATCTGGCGGCAGAAAAACTTTCGCCTTAAATTTCTGCTGCGTACGGCGTTATTTTATAGCCCCACCAAAGCAATGCTTGAGTCGCTTAGCGCCCGTGATGATTTTAATCAGCTTCTGACCGCGCAGGCGACCTTGCCGGGGAAAGTGCACCGTCAGTACCTGACGCGCGATCTTAACGCCTGGCAGCGGGCGATGGCGGTGATAAGTCATTATCGCTACATCGATACCCTGCAGGGGTCGCTGCTGGCGCATGCCATGACCGCGGTGAGCGAGGTCCCGCTGCTGACGCTGAACGGAAAAGACGACAGCCCGTTCACTCTCTCCGCCTCCTCAGCCGGGAAGGCTGAGCGCGAGGGCGAAACCACATTATGGCTACGCGACGGCGATCACACCCTGTTGGCCAGCGCAACCTTTAGCGTGACCTGGGACGGTGAAGCCTGGCAACTGGTCATCGGCGGCCTGCAGGGGCCACGGCGCCACGTTTCCCATGAGGTGATTAAGCAGGCCACTCGCGCCTGCTTCGGCCTGTTCCCGAAGCGCCTGCTGCTGGAGTTCATTTGGCTACTGGCCGCTCGCAGCGCTATCGAGTCGATTTATGGCGTCAGCGATAACGGCCATGTGTTCCGTGCCCTGCGCTATCGTCTGAGCAAGGGCCGCCATTTCCACGCCAGCTACGACGAGTTCTGGCAGTCCATCGATGGTAAGCCGGAAAGCGCATGGCGCTGGCGGCTGCCGCAGCGTCTGGAACGAAAATCACTGGAGAGTATCGCCAGCAAAAAACGGGCCGAATACCGGCGTCGGTTCCAGCTGCTGGATCAGCTGGCTGAGCAGGTGGACATCCTGACGCAACCGCGCCATGGTGCGTAAATGTCGCTGCGGATAGCGCCGCGCTGACACGCGGCGTTTGCTTATTCGGTCGTTATTTCGCTACTATCATGGCCCCTGGCGCCATTGGATAGTGGTTGGCATGATGAGTAAAACCGAAATTTTCCTGCTGATTATTCTTGCGGTCATTCTGCTGGGCTGCGTATGGTTTGTTTTTAGTGATGAAATTTGGCTTTTGCTCTGCTATCTCGAAAGTAAAATATATCCCACCTTTAGCGTCCCTGAATAATTTTAGCCGCTGTAAATAGCGGCGCATTCGCTTATTATTTTTAGCGATACGGTCGTTCATTGATAGCTAATCGCATGAATTGCCAAACCTATTAGACTTTGCTTATTTTATTTGTCATACAAATGTGTATACTAGCAGCCTTCCGATGTTGGCCCGCCAGTTAACCTGCACGCCGGGCCTGGTTAGGTGCAGGTTTTTTCTTTTCTCTTTCCACCCCAACTTCAGATCTCTCCTTCCCGACGCAACCCTTCCTCAGGATGCGATTTGTGTGTAAATGGATTGTGTATGCTAAAAACGGTGTGCTATAACGGGACATCCAGAGGCCAGCCTGGGGTTTGACTGACATGATGTCGCTGGCTATTGCGAAAGCAGAAGGTTACCGATAAAAAGAGACCGAATACGATTCCTGTTTACGGCATAACTTATACTTTCCGTTTTACATCAATGATTTAAGCACCAAAATAGCCCATTTTATGGCTTCCAACGCTTACCATTGCATCCATTAAAGATCAAACCGTTGCTAACCTTTTCGAGTGCTCGACGAGGAAGCTTCGGGATCACACCGCTACACTGTCACTTCTCACATCCACGATAATGTGCGTCACCACACCGGCAACGGTGACATCATCCAGAGCCTCCCCCTCGATCGCCTCTCCATCCTCCGTGATTAAAGATTTCCCCATAAGCTTCGCTATCTGATTGTGTCCTTCATAGCTAACCATCACCTGGCATCCCTGCTTAGGTTTCAGAGAGACATCAACCACTGCATAACCACCACTTGTTTCAAACAACAATGTGTTTGGCCCAACGTTGCATATCAAGTTAACAGAAAGGCGCTGTTCGACGTAATCTGTCGCGGGTGAAGGGAATCCCATCAGATAATCCTCCCCATGTTCGCCATCATCCACAAACGGTTTTCGCTATGGTCTGGCGTTTTGTCGACAAAATAGCTTTGCTCTCTCGATATCCATGCATTGGCCTCAGAGTCGGTAAAGTGCAGCCCGCGCCGGCGCAGCGCTGACACAAAATCCTTTGTATGCAGATACTGGTAGCCTTTGGGGTTACGCAATACCGACTCGCGGAATGCCTGGTTGATGTCTGACTGACGGTGCATGTTCTGCCTCCGATTGATACTGTTATTATATACAGTAGTTTTTATCGATGGGGGGGTCAATAGAGGTTACGGCTATCAATATTCATGACAGCCGTAATGTCCTGTTTGCAATTGGGTTGCCGTCCGTGGCACGGCATTAAACCTCCCTGATGGAAACAAATGCGACTTCGGTCTGTTTCCCTGCCTCACCCATTACGGTCAGCCGCAGGTTTTTGGTCGGAGATGCATTGTTACCGGTATGCCAGTATCTGAATTTTATCTCTCTCCATCCCAGGGCTGCAGACGAAGAGAATTCAGTGGCAACCACTTCTTTACCAGTGGCTTGCTGACCTATCAGAACGCGAAGCTTTGACAGGTCATATGAGTCAGGGGTAATGGTTGAAGTAGAAAAATCTGTTGATGAATCAAATAGCGATACCCATCGACGGCACCAAACCTTAATCTCCAGCTCCACGGCATCTGCTTCAGTCGGTGCCGTAAAGTCCTGGGTGATATAATTGGTGTCGTCAACGACCACCACCTTTGTGCATCCTGCCGGCGGATTTCCACCTGATGGGGCATAGCGAGGTACGCTTCCGATCCGGGTCCATCCGGAGATTTCATCATCACCAAATTTTCCCTGAGCAAGAAGCTCCGCTCCCCTCGCCCGGCGCTCCACCGGCTGCCAGTTATCCAGGCTTTTGCTGTCACGGCCTGTATATTCAACATGAATATCTGACAGGCTAAAGCTACCTGATGCGGCGATCAGGAACGATATTTTGTCCCCCTGCATGTACTTCACGATATTTGGTGACGTGATCGCACCAGTTACAGCTTCCCAGGTTCCTTTTTTATCCGCGTAGTGCGTGTAATACGCCGGGTCGAAGCCCTGCTCTGCGCCTGTATAGGTAATGGATGATGGCCCGGAACCACTGACTTTCGTTAGCGTCCCGCTGCTTGCTGTGGCTGCATTCGGATTGCAAATCAATTTATCCTGATACTGCCCAACAACAGTAAATGAGGTGGTCCCATCACTGTAAACATCACCAACAGCTGGCGTTGCCGTAACTCCCGTGAATGCCTTATAGATAGCCGTGGTGAACGCTGGCTGTGTCAGGCGGTTTAAGGCGTACACAGTTACAGCGCTACCCGCAGTGACCAGGCGTACAGACTGCACCCCATCAGCAGACGACGGAAGAATGGCTTCCACCAGTGCATAATTTGTGAATGCCAGCGCCGTGCCCTGCGCAAGTTGCCCATACTCAGAGTTATAGCGGGTACGGGTAGTGTTGATCGCGTTATACACGCTCAGATTATCGAAATAACTCTGGTCTGCCGTCGGAATGGCGGTATGCCCCAGCGTTATTTCTTTAAATCGTTGCGCGCGGTCAGTTACATCGTCATAGACCAGATCGGCAACGGTACCGACGGTATACCCAGGACGGACACGGAAGATTTTAAGCCCGCTTCTGGGTCGCGGCATTCCGTTAACGCCCTTCAGCATACCTGACCACAGTTGTGTGTTCGTTCTGGTCCCTGGGTGAGAGCCTACCCATAAACGTCCATCGCTATTGAACTCGAAGTTTCGAGCTTCAGTAGTAATATCCCAGAATTCAGCGCCAAATTTCTCGGCAACCTGACGGGTCTGCGCATACGCCCAGTTATCAATTTGCGGATGCTCAGTGCTGAAAATAGGCTTCGCGCCAAGAGCCCTGACCGACTGAATGACCCGCTGCATGTCATCCTGCCAGTACCGGTAGGAGATGCTGCGTTTTGCCGCATCATTTGTCTGACTGATAATCACAACATGAGACGCTCCCATATCGCGAATACCCCACCCAAATGTCGGGCTGTTGCTGATGATGCGCTGGTTCATCATCACACAGTCATTTCCGGAAACGCCATACGGCTCTATTCGCCAGTCGGTCAGCATGGAGACCATCGCCGCATAGCTCTTGTCTTTCAGAGCGTGCATTGACTCCGTGTAACTATCACCCAGAATGACAATTTTACTGCTGTTTTTGACGGTGATTTTCTCGCTGATGAACTCTGCAGATGCACTGGTGTATTGCTCGTTTACGAGCTTTGCCATATTGCGTTCCGTCAGACGACGCAGCACAGGGTCCATTGTTATTGCGGTATCTGCCGCCATCAGGAAGAAGGCCGTCGCATAGCGCTCAGACGTAGCAGGTGCGACTCCTGACCCCACCCACAGAGTGTAAACGGGTGAGGTATAGGTGCTAACCTGTCCTGCCTGCCACACAAGATACAAGTTCGGCCCTACGGTTTTGATACCGCGCTCAGTGGTATAGGTGATCTCAACCAGAGATGCGCCATTAACCTGGAATATCTGCGCTCGGGCGATACCCGCTACGTCAGCGGGATTCTCTGCATAAATCAGGAAATAGGCACCAACGTATTTCCCACGCAGATCAGTAGTACTGGTATAGCCAACAAACTCCGTCGCTGACCCGTCGGTGCGCCACTTAATTGCCCTGGTATATCCGCGATCCAGCAGTGACTGCTGAGTGGTCAGGGAAACAACAGCCGACCCACCACGAACAGGAGGGTTAAGGCTCCCTCCATCCATGTCGCCATACGTCAGCAGGTTGCGCTCGAAATTAAACTGCAGCGCATCCTGGTTTGTGAAGCGCACCTGGTTCAACGTGTCCAGATCGTTGACTACGCGCTTGGCAACGTTGCGCTCTGTCAGGCGCCAGAGCAGCGGCTGAATATCGTAGTCCGTTGCTCCGACGGAAAGATAAAAGCCGGTGGCAAACCGGTTCGCGGTGACAGGCGCTGTCGCCCAGCCCAGGCAAAGCTCGGTAACAGGGTTGGTATACGCGTTAACGGTGCCTTTCGCCCACAATAGCCACAGGTAATCGCCGACTTTTTTCTTACCGATATCGTTGCTGTAGGTAATTTGTACCAGCGAGCCATCATTGCTCTGGAAAATGTTAGCGTAATCAAGGTTATCAACATCACTCTGAGTTTCGGCATAAATAAGAAAATAACCGCAAACAGTTTTCCCGCGCAGGTCTGCATTGCCGGTGCTGCGAATAAACTCTGTTCCGCCGGTACGGGCTTGTAGGGCGTTTTTATACCCGCGCTCAATAAGCGACTGCTGCGTGGTGAGAGCAACTACGGATGAGCCGGAACGAATAAGCGGGTTAAATGCCCCACCATCCATATCGCCGAACGGGATGATGTTGCCGTGATAATTAAACTTTTTATCCAGTTCGCGATGGTTGATTGCAAAGTCACTGGCCGGGTATGGCGCGTCCCATTTAATGCTGTCCAGATTCATTACCGATTCGCTAAACACATAGCACAGGCCGGTAATGAGCCGTGCATCTGAAGGTGCTCCAAGACCTCCCTTGCCTATGTGGAGATAGCGTGCACTGCCATCAGCAGGAACAAATGCCAGAGTGGCATAGCAACGAACCGTAGAGGAAACATCACGGCGATAATTGACATATGGCACAGTTGGGCTGGTGATGTTGTTCAGACCAGCATCTGCCAGATATGAGCACGTTGAATCAGACCCAAAGTTGCCATCAGCAGCATAAACAAGCGCTGACATCAGCACGTATTTACCATACAGCGGCTCAGGGATTTTTACCGGAGAGGCCAGAACGCTGGTATATGTATCACCATCAGGAAGTCTAACGCCGTACTTGCAACCTATGCCAATTAGGTATGTATCTGGCATGGTTACCAGTTTACCTGTGACATATGTTGATGTGGCATTTTTCATTTTGGGTGGCACGCCTGCTCTGAAGCCACCGTCATCGTACATATTTGACAACCGAGAATACGAAAATGCTGACTGAGTCAGTATTTGTCTCCCTGTTGCAACCAGCGTCCCAGACGTATTCAGGTACTCATCTGAAATCGTAGAATTTCCTGATTTTCGCACCCAGCAATACCCGCCATTTAAGATGTTACCAGCTGAAACATCATTTTGAGCCGCAGTTAATGTTGCATATTGTCTGATGCTATTTGTGATTGACCCCTGCCCTGGGTATTCAGCAACCTCTTGCGCTACGCCTGCGTTGTTTTTGTAATAACGAAATGCAAGAACATTACCAACACCCTGAGGAACACGGAAATATTGACCGTTTATTGTGCCAGCTATGCCGGTTGCAGTATCCGCAAAAGTAAGTTTATTATCGCCAAACTCAGCCGCAGTAAGGGCTGACGTGGACGCTGCGTTTGCGCTAGTCGCGGAGTCAGCTGCGCTTATGGCTGAAGATGATGCAGATGTTGATGCAGCCGCCGCCGAATCCGCCGCGCTTGCAGCAGAGGTGGCTGATTGGTCTGCCGACTCCTGCGCAGCATCAGCGAAACCTGAAGCCTCCTGAGACTGATCGGCATAAATTTTTGCCTGGGCAGCGGCTACCTGGGCCAGCGTTGCGTATTGCTTCGCATTGGCAGTATCTGTGTTTGCCATTTTTTGTCCCGAATAAAATAAGATGGGTAATTGTTTTTCGCGCGTAAATGGCGAGGAAATTGAAAATCTGAAGGGGTTTTAGTATTCGATCAGGACGATGCCGTTTGCGCCTGCACCAGATGAGTACGCAGTGCTGCTGAAACCGGTGTCGTAAGCACCGCCGCCGCCAGACCCGTTTGAGGTTCCAGCAATACCGCCTGCTGCGCCATTTCGTCCGCCACCGCCCCAGTAAGAAGCGCCGCCGGCACCAGTCAGCATGTAGATGCCTGATTGTCCGTCAAGACCAGTGCCGCCCTTGATGTTGATGTCGCCGCCTGAAGCTAAACCGCCATCGCCGCCAGCAGAGTTGGTAATACTGGCTTTACTTGCCCCTTTTCCGCCTCGACCAAACAGCAGACCAGCAAATGATGAATCGCCACCGTCATTCCCTGGTGTTGCACCAGAAACTGACAATCCGCCACGCCCAACCACAACTGAATAAGTCACGCCGGGTACGACAGAGACCCATCCTATGGCCGTCCCTCCAGCGCCACCGCCACCGCCACTGTAAGATTCATTGACCGACGAAGCCTGGCAGCCGCTTCCTGAGCCACCTGCGCCAGTAACGGTTGCTTTTACTAAAGTTACGCCTGCTGGAGCGGTGAATGAGAAGGTGCCATTTGAAGCGAAAATAGCCTTTCCGTGTACATCCTGGAGTGATGTGATATTGGTGCCGTCACCATGCACACTGATTACCGTTCCGGGCTTCGAGATGACTGTTGTTCCGCCACTGGCAGTCGTAGAAATTACCACGTAAAAATTTGAGCCAGTGCAGTTGTTCTCAATCGTCCAGTCCTTCACAAATGGTGGAAGGTAGAGATAGCGGTTACCAGTCAGCGCGCCTGAAAGAATCAGGCGTGGATTTGCTGCAGAGATATTTGAGACCGTGACATTGGCAGAGCTAATGCTGACTGCGGCTGAGCCACATCCCCATGCGGGGATCCACCCGGTAGATGAACCGGTTGTGCCTTCAGGGTTTGTGGTATTCGCGTTGGTCTGGTTCAACCACAGCACGCCATAATCGCTGGACGGCAGAATTGCACCCTTTGGATAACCTGAAATGGCTGCAGCAAATGTGCTGTTGAACGGGTATCCCATGCCGGCATCATTCCACTGCTGCTTGATGGTGACCGAATACAGGATGCCGTTCATGTCTTTCCCGTCTGGAGGAATGCCGCCGGCGCTGATGGCCGTCATGGTTAACGGAGGAAAACCAGAATCAAAAGTGGCTTCACCATTCCCAAGGGTTGTAGTTGATGAGTCTGTTGGGATGGGGTTTTTGTTGCCATTAACGCTGAACGCTTTGGTATAGCGATCTGGAATATCAGAAGAATTCATGATGAACTGGATACCTGTATAATGTTTACGGTAACTCCCGCCGGCGCAGGCAAGGCGCCAGAACTCTGAACAATCGCCAGCTCTACCATGCTTAGCTCAAACTCAAACACGTAGCTCATGGTCATATCGCCATCGTTTCTCACGTAGCAGACGCCGCTTTCACCAAACATGAACATCAGCATTCTGTTCATTGCCGGGATTGTGCAGTTGGAGATGTTTGCCATCGCCTTGCACATAATGAGTTTTCGGTAGGCATCATCGGTTAACGTCACGGTTGAAGTAACGTTCGAGTCCCTGACGTAAAACGGAGCCTGATTGAATGGCTGTGGGTCATCTACTACCGGAGGGTGGCTAAGAGCTTGCTTGAAACCGAGATAGACTTTGTTTTCTGTTACGGTCAGTGTTCTGTCTATTACGACAATTTTCCCCCACACATTCAGGCCGTAAGTGGTCGCTGTTTGTATGTTCCAGACCAGGTCATAGAAGTCTTCGATGAATTTGTCAGGGCCGACGGACTGGTTGAATGTTTCGATGAGGGAAAGGAGTTTTTCTGAATTGACGTACTGCCTCATTATCGCAGCAGCGTAACTTTCCATAATTACTCCCGTCTGAATGCATACGTTGTTATGCCGTCGCGGCCTATTTCTGATTCGGTGTTTACCGATTCGACGAGCACAAAGCCGTTATCCCCAAACCAGCGGATCAGGCCGTCATTGGTGAAATAGAAAATGTGCTCATCCTTGCGGAAGTGCCGGCTTCTGAGAATGTGTTCTGCACTGTCGAAGACGGGTATGGAGACGAAAACCCATTTATTGGCGCAGGCGATCGCCTTATCTGGCTCATCAATGTGCTCAAGCACATCCCAGAACGTCAGCGCGTCGCATCCTTGTTTGTAGAAATCCAGATATCTGCCTTCAGCCTCAAGCCAGTCAATGCCAGCCTGGTTAACATCAAAGCCGCTGCAGTCACATGCTTCAACAAACTGGCCGCAGCCAATGCCAACGTCGCATACATCACCCTGGTGATGCTTACGGACAAAGTTAACCCTGAAGTCTGTCAACTGACGGCCCATTTCCGTGTCAGCCATTGCTTTGTATTTCTCAAAGTACCGTTCGTCATAAGGGCGATTTTTCGGCACAGGGAAGTATCCGAACCCCAGCTCAGGAAAGAAGCTAAGTTCTGACTCAATAATTTCAGAGATTTTTCTCATGCATCCACCGGGACAGCTTTTCATGGAGGTCGGAAATGTGCTTGTTGCAGTTGTGCTTCATCTGCTGGCACATGCAGTAATCGTCTGGATAAAGGAACAGGCAACGGGATAAATCCATCAGGCGTCCGTCAGTTATCTTTGAGTGGTGATTGCACCCGCCACAGCCACCACCGAGAAAAATGGTGTGCCTGCGATATGCAAAAGCCATCTGTGAAATCAGTCCACTGCCCGTCACAACAACATCGGAGCGCTCTACCAGGGCCATTAATTCGGTTAACTTCAACTGGCCGCCGTGGAGCTTCAGATGAGCAAATGGCTCGTTATCGGGGATCCACTCAACGCCTGGCTGTAAATCCGCTACGCTGATACAGAAATAACCTAGTTGGGCAAGGTATCTGGAGGCCTGGTCAACGTGTCCGTTTAACGGACCTCTGGCGGCGTTGTGCCACTCTCGGCGCTCTGTAGTTGGCCTGATGAGAGCCACCTTCTTATTGGTCGGGATGCCGATATCTGGAAGCGTGAATGATGGAAGGTCTAATCTGGTTGGCTCGATGCCAAACTGCCGCCTGCCGGCGTCAAAGACACTTCCTCGACTTAGCTCAACAGTGCCGTAGAAGATTTTCTTCCGGATAATGAGGTGATCTTCAGGAAGCGCTTCCCACGCAACACCAGATGCTTCTTCGTTGCGATGCTGTGTTCGCAGTGATGTACCCGATTTGACGAAATGAAGCCCGGGTATGTCGATGTAGATTTCCGGGGTGGCCGTTTTAATCCAGACCTCATTTCCTTTCTCGACCATCTTTTTGACAAATGGTCGCTGCATGATGTTGTCACCAATGCCGAGCATCCCGTCTATAAAAAACTTTTGCATAGTTCTTCTTCTAAATTTCCAACCTGAAACATATCCAGTTCGGTATGCCTTGAGCAGTTGATGATGTTTCCCTCGCCTACAACAGGCAGAACCTGACGAAACTCTCCACGCCAGCGCTTAAGGCTATCCGCATCAGGATTACGCAACCCTCTTTCATGCTTCCCATGCCAGTGAATGCCTGCCTTTAGAGAGCAGTCGTAACCGAGAAGGATTATCCGTTTCGCGCCCAGATGCTTTGCGAGGAGAATGGCTCTCTGCCCTGAGTTAAATGATCCCCTGACAGGTGGCTCGAAATAGTTGATGGAAAATTGAGTGGCCGTTGCATGCACGCTGGTAAATCTGCATTTGTCAGCAGGCACATCGTTAAAGTTCGCAGCCCACCAGGTGTGATCGCCGGCATAGACGTACTGACAACCGGGTATCATTTCCCAACTGGAGTTAACTGCGATAACGGGGAGTTGTGACTCTTCGACGAGGATGCAGTCTTCGCGCGTCAGCGATGGCCCGGAGGCAACGCAGACCCAGGTATTCATTAGCTTGAGATAATCACCAGAATATTTGCATCATCCAAAGTCGGGATTTCATCTATGCCAAACTCCACGGACGGCCCATAAGAAAGACCATCCAGGGATAGCGTGATGCCGAGTATTTCCATGTTGTTAGGGTCAATCGCCTGGATGCCAGAGTAATAACGGCCGGCAAAAACTTTAGACCCTATGCGCGCCCGGGTTCCGCCGTCCTCACCATTGAATGCCTTCTGGATGGCGGCCTTAATCTGGTTTGTAACGTCACTCGGTAGCAGGTTGCTTTGCACAATCTGAACCTCGACATACATGCTTGTCGGCGTTGGCGTTTCCCATCTGATGTCATACGACGGATAGGGATAAACGTAGTTTTCCGTGTCCTGAACGGTGTAAGACGTGTCACCATTCATATCTACACCAGGAGGGGCGGCGCTCCAGATCGCCTTGGCAATATCCGCGTCCGAACCACCATATACAGCCGCATAAAACGAGTGTGGCGCTATGCTGTAATTAGTTACGCCTTTCTCTACAGCGGTGCTGGTCTTGTTATCGGTGACGTAAGCATCAGTGACGCCGTCAACCTCAAGAATGGCCGCATAAATTGCTGCAAGCGTGTTGCTGGCATTCTTAGCAACTGACTGCCTGCGACGATACTCAAATGCTGCACGCCCCTCCTCATCTGACCCGAGAACTCCTGCAGCAACGTTGGTAATGGTTGACCATCCAGATACCGCTTTGTAAATCGTGTTTAACTCACCGATTGGGCAGGCGATTGGACCAGTGGTCTGATTCTGAAATTCAACAGATGCCGAACCATCAGAGCCGATGGTGGCATCAGATAATGAGAAATAGAGATAGCCATTCGCATCCTGAGCGATCGATCCGGCAGGGATGAGTGTTCCTACAAGACCAGAGCAAGTCGCCGTCACAATCGTCCCTGAAGCGCCTTTGCGGTCGATGAAGTAAATGCGCCCGATAGCATCCTGCCACCTGCCGGTTGAGTAATCCGGGTTGACCATGTTCATAATGGCGAGGCACTGGTCGTTTTTATCCGCAATGATAGCGGTGTCGGCGACAGCAATCTGACCCTGCGGCGTAGTAAGCTCTTTGCTCATCGACGTACCGAGAGCAGTGGAAAGGTCTGTCAGCCGGCCGGCGAGGATATCAGCCTCGTCAGGGACATCTAAGCCGGTAGTTGAAAATGTGACTGATGGCACCGAGGTGGTTATTGTTGTGGACATTTTAGCCTCAAAGGTTAACGGTGCGGGAAAGGCCGTTTGTATCGGTTACTACAATCACCCCGCCGCAAACTCGCTCAGCGCGATTTGTGACGACCGTGGCATCAGCCGTGGCGATGTAAGGCAGGCGTAGAGCCTCTGCCTCCAGAGCGCTTTGTACGACGCCTGAGCCAGGGTTTTTGCCGAGAATTGTCGGATAGTAAGGAACACCAATATTTACGTCGTAAATGCACTCGCCACGAAACGCAGAGCACGCGGTTGCCACGTCCTGAGCGCATGCGTAGGGATTTTCCACCACAGCAATGTTGCCAGTATCATCAAGTTCGATATCCCACGTGTCGGGGTTTAGATACAAAGAAGAGGTGATCACGTTTTCTCCGGGCATAAAAAAACCCCGCCGAAGCGAGGTTTAAGGATTTTTATCTTTTTAGGGACCTTTCGGGGAGTCCTGTTATGGGCCCCTCTTTCATACACTTGCTTCCATTGAAGATGACGTTAAGCCCCCTTTCCTTGGACTGGGATTTCAGAGAGTCATTTATGAAACCCAGGCTGACCGCAGCAGAAGATATTGCAGCCTGCATATCAAGATGATATTTGGCTATCTGATACATTGAATGTATGCGCAGCCTTACGCCATCGACGCAATAACCATCTTTTTCAAGCCTATCCAGTAGTTCCAGCTCAGGAGCTGGATTGCTCTCATCCAAAATAACCTTTGGCGTCATCCAAACGTTCCCAAAAGATCTGCTGGCAGGGTCTGCGCTTTGAAGCGGGAAATTATAATCACCAGAAAAGTTGTTTTTCTCTTTCCTTGCAATGAACTCGCCTTCAATTGCTTTCGAGGCAAGGTACTCGACAGCTTCTGCAGTTTGCTTGGGGGATAACTCATCGATGTGCCTTACCCCAAACTCTTTGTGAACCATTTTGTACACTGACTGATAAGTCAGGCCGTACTTGCCCATGATGCGATTAACAATTCCGCGCAGCGGAGTTCGCTCATCGACAGTGGTCTCAGGCGCTGACTTAATGGCAATCCCTTTAGACCAATAGTCGTGAAGGGCGGTAAAGCACTCTTCCTGATACTGAATCAGCTTGTCGCGAATATCAGCACGAACTTTTTCAGGGTTGATGCTGAAAAGCCAGCCGTTGAGCTTCTTCAGGGGGAGGCAAAGAAGTTTGCGCAACTTGCCATCAGCAGCAACCATGTTCATATGAACACAGTTGAATTTTTCCAGTTGTTTCATCAGCTTTGTTTGCTGAGTAGACCAACTCATGCCGAGGTTTTCAACGATTGGTTTCATCGCAACATATGCAACACCGGCAGCCATCGCCGTGATAATTTGCTGCCCGTTGAATGGGACGTAAGAGGTGTTAACAGCTTCAAGAATTGCTATACTTGTCATGTCATCATTCCTAGGTGGTTTGTTGATACCGAAGCCCTGACTGTTACAGCAGTTGGGGCTTCAACTTTTTAAACACTTAAGCGTCCTTCTTTTTTAAAGCTCTCCATTACCCTCTGGTAGATCTCCGAGTTAACAGACCTTCCATTTTCTTCCGCAACCTTGCGAACCATATCCAGAACGTCTTTCGGCCATCGCAGATTGAACTGCGGATTTTTGCTCATGCCTTTCATCTTGCCTCCATGGGGTCACCGTGACCTTATTGAGAATATAGTAGACTGCTTCTATCATGTCAATTCTTAAACAATGGAACTCAATATGGCCAGAGATGAACCAAAATTCACATTCCGAATGCCGGCTGATGTGAAGAAAAAACTTAAGGATAGAGCTATCGCCAATGGGCGATCGTTCAATGCTGAGTTGCTTCAAATCGTGCAAGATGCGCTTGATAAACCATCGACAACATCTAACGACAATGCCATGGCCATTGCAGAAGAGCAGTCTGAACTAGTCAAAAAAATGGTTTATGAAACCCTTAGCTCCCTCTATCAAAGCAATGCTAAAGATAAATAATGAAAAAACAGGATATTGTAGATGACATCATAAAACTAGCCATGCTTGATAAAGACGTGGCTGAACAGGTCGCAATTTCTTTCATGGGATTCAATCCATATAGGCAAAAGGGAGCGTTAACTTCATTAGAAAAATTTTACAGAGATGAATGCAACAACGGCAGAGATCCTTATTCCTTCAGGAAGCAGATCGCGATTCACTTTGGTCTAGATGAGAAGCAATCAGCCATCATTAGTTTATCTTTTAGAGGCAAAGCCAGCTCAGAGAGGGCAAAAAACGCTGCCATCAGTCAAGGAATAAAAAATGGCAAATGGAAGTTTAGAGCCGGAAGTTGCAAGGCTACCAATCGGAAAACCCATGAAAGTCTGAATGACGCAATCTTTGTGATTAAAAATGGATGCCAGACACCTTACGGCCAGTCTTTTCCAGGAATGGAATTTGGCTGTGGTTGTGAACTACACATTTTATTAGAAAATGAAGAAGAGAAACCAAATAAAAAATCTACTTTTAGTTCATTTATTCGCTCTATGTTAGGGATGAGCAAATGAACATTCATTTCTCTCTCATAAAACCCGATGACTCAAGTTCCTTATATGAAATAACATACCTTACCGGATTTAGCATGCATACTTTATAGAACGAAGATTGATACTCCATCGAGGAAAATAATTTGGCATCATCCTGATTGCGATAGAAGTAATCAATTGCTCTCTCAGTACCTGCTTTAGATATCATTATTTTCTCACCGTATTTTTCAGCCTCTTTTTTATTATAATCAAAAGCAGAGGTGTCATTGCTGTAACGCCCAGTCTTGGCATAAATATCTGATGGAGGAATTGCTGGGTCCACATATAACAATGAGGCAAATGCAGCGAAATAATAAAACCTTGATTGGTTATCACAAGCAAAAGACACCTTCTCTGTTGATGGAAGGTGCTTAACCGGCGCCTCTCCGCCCAATGCTAGCGGGGAGAAAAACAAGATAACCATTAGTTTTTTCATCATTGCGGCCCTGACGTAGTTGAGCCCCCTGATGCTACCCCACCATGAACATGGTTATCAAGTGAAATCCCTGCGCCTATCACGTCGCCCGACGCCGTAATTGTTCCATTAGTTGTAATATCGCCATCTACATGCAAACCATGTGGAGCTACGATAGTGATTTTATTATCTGAAAACTCAATGTATTGAGATGGGTTTGTGGACAAGCAGGCAATGGAGGTGAGGTAAATTCCATCTGCTGCACTATGTAGGCGACCGCTTGTAGGTACAGATCCTGTCTTGGTATCTTTGATTCCGGTTATATCTCTATCGCAGCACACCATAAGTCCAATATCACCAACTACTGGATTCATGACTACTGCACTACTACCCCTTTGCAGCCTAAGGTATGGTATAGAAAAGAACCTGCCGCCATCATTCAGGCTTTCCCCATTGGCATTGACTGTATACAGGAGGCCTTCCAGATCCACGATGCCTTTAGATATGTCGACTTCAATGACTTTAACAATTTTAACAAAGGTCATGTTTCCTATAAGCCTGCCGAACACATACCCCAGCATATTGGCATCGCAACTGGAATCCACCGGAGATACGGTGCGTTTTTTAGACATCGTTTACCCCTGGAGATATTGGGAAACCTACGACATAAGTTTCCCAAAAGCCACCTTCGACATTTGATGATAGATAGTGCGTTGTACCTTCGCATACCTGATATCTACCAGAAGCGTTTGGAAGCATTGTTTTTAGATCTATAAGCCTGGCGATTACGATTGATGAAGAGAACATGCACCTAAACGCAATCCCTAAATCGTAAAAGACTGGATAACCTATCAAGCCTGTGTCTGGGCTTACGCTAGGAATGATGTTATCTCTTGCTGTACCATATTTGAATATAGAAACAGTTTCTAAATTCAATTCAAAGGAGAAGCCATAATCGTGTGCAATAGAGTTGATTTGCTCAATGGCGTTTCCTTTCAAGTGTACATCTTTTATCTGTGTGTTTACGCCATAGTTTGCGAATTTAAGCCCGACCTGATTGCATATTGATTTTACAACGTCTTGCGCGGTGGTTTCACCTTTAACATATGTATCAGGGATTGGTAGTGCTTGATAATATCCAGCTGTATTCGCGGTTATCTCCAGCGGGGCGTCAGGAGATTGTGTTAGATTGATTCTGGCAGAAATTATCGTACCAAAAAAAACCACCTCTCCATCTGCAGTAACCTTCACAAGGTTTTTTTTAGCTTGTGTTTGTCTTTGTGACTTACCACTAATCTTTGCCATATAATCAAGAGACAACCCCCAAACACTCATGTCCATCTGAGTGGCTGAAGTTCCTCCATAAGCAGAAATAGCGCAATCTACCTTTCCATTTGAAATAGTTAAAACATTTCCTCTTCCGCTTTCAAACTCACCATCTGTTAAAGTGAATTCAACTTTTAGATCTCTGATTTTGTAAGTCACGACGAAATCTCTGAAGATGTGAGGAAGTAGAGCTTAAAACGGCTACCCAATTCATCCCAGTAAGGGTCTGCTGCGCCATTCGTATCGACAAAAACGAGATCGCCAGGGAAGCCTAAATATGCGTATCTTACAAGCCAATTGCAGTTCAGGCATAACACCCCCTGCGCTATGGCATTGTCACCGAGATAGAGGTCAAGGAATAAGCCGGTAGACCGCTGATGGATCCTTATCGTGTAGGAGGTGTTATTAAGAGATACCGTAACTCGCTGGGACTTTATCGCGTTGAGTGTAATTTCCTGCATCACGTCACCACCGAAACGAATTTACCGATTCCGTTTTTTATTTGCGTTGACACTTGGTCAGTTCCCGATGTCCATGCATTACCAACCGTAGCCGCAGCTGAATTAACACCAGATACGATAGCGCTTGAGGTTGTTTGCAAGGCACTTGAAAGCGATACATTCCCGCTAGTCCAGGCATTCTTAACATCTGTCAGAGTTACATCTTTGACTGAGGATTGTCCGTTAGTCGTCAAAATCGCAGAATTTACGCTTGCTGAATTGTTATCAGATGGAGCGTTTGGTGTAGTGTTGCTCGATAAAGACACCTCGGCGATATCCATTACCTGCTGAAATGTAGCGCTAACTTTCAGTAGCGTTAAGCCGCCTTTCGCGCTTATCGAGTAGTCGTAGTGCGCCAGGTCGTAACCTTCATAAACGCGATCCGGAGTCTCGATGTCATACGTACAAGCCGTATTTTTCATCGTATCCAGAATGCCAAGCAATCCGGTTCTGCTGAGGGTAGAGAAGTTCGTGATGTTTGGTAGCGCTCCCGTGTAAGCACTCCAGCCTTCCAGAACAAAAACCACTCGCAACTCAGCCGGCCGCCTGACCTTGTTATATGAAGTGTAAGAGCCTTTTTCTATCGGGGCGTTCACAATGGCAGCATCACCTACTGGCTCTGCAGAAACCCAGCCTGTGGGCTCAAACACGGTCATCCCCGGGATAACACCAGTTAGCGTCTCGTCGACTTTATTATAGGTGATGCCCCATGAAGGAAATAGCGTTGAGTTGATAATGGAAAAAATGCTGCCAGAGTTTATGGCTGACAGCAGGGTTGTTTCGTTCAGTGAGAACATTTAGCCTCCTGACTGGCCGCTGTCGTATCCAATTAGCGTCGCACGATTTTTTGCTGTTCTGCTCATGTCTTGGGAGAGCTTACCGACGCTTGTTGCCGGCGATGAGATATTCAGTGTTTGAATATTGAAATTTGGCTCTCCGCTGGCATTTACCCTGTGCGGAGAAACGCTATCAATAGCCATCCCCGCTCCGGCCTTCATGTTAGCCATAACTTTGTCGTAATATTCTTTCGTCTCTTTAGGCGCATTTTGCATACCTTTTTTCTGTAGATTTCCTAACCCCCAGTTATATGCCTGCAGAGCTGATTGCGTGTCGCCAGTAGCCATTATCAAATAGTGCAGATATTTTGCCGCAGCTTCTGCTGATTTTTTAGGGTCGTAGACATCACCACCCTTTAGCCCCATATCCTTTGCGGTACCTGGCATAAACTGGAATAACCCTTTGGCACCATCTTTTGATACTGCATACGGGTCGCCGCCAGATTCTGTTGCAGCCACACCACGGAGAAGCCCGGCAGGAAGGCCATATTTCCCTTCAAGCAATCCGAACTCGCCAGCCATAGCGTTTAATAGCGCCTTTCCTTTTGGGCCAAGCCTTGCTGCTGTAGCGTTTAGCGGAACATTAGGCTGATAGCCTTGAAGATGTGGGGATAATTCTGCGGCTCCCGCAGGAGAAACAAAGAAATCAGCTATCTTACCTAGGTATTGTTTGGTCGTTTCCCAATACGACTTTTCATCCTGATCTCTTCTCCTGTCCTCTGGGCTTTTGTTCTCATTTACTTTTTTATTGTTGTACCAGCCGCCGGCGTTCCATCGCTGTTTTATTGACTCCCACAAGGAGCTTGTGTTGTCTGCTTTTGTGGCGGCATCAGAAATATTGCTGACTGCCTTTGCGCCTGTACCAATAGCCGCGGCAGCAATAAGCCAGGGGGGGGGCACCAGGGCAAATAACCCTGAGAATGATTTTGTTACTCCATAAACCCATGATGCAACCTTGAGACCTATTAAAATTTCTAAGGCTGTCGTCCATCCTCCGACCTGCTTGGCGGCATCATTTGCTATCAAGGCGAGGCTTTTCACAGACGAAAAGATAGCATCGAAACTGTCTTTGATTTCCTTAGGATGAGTTCGCATCCATACCGAAATATCATTCAGGTAGTTGCTGAACTGCTTAACATAAGGAATAAGGCCTGAGTAGAGTTGGTTTTTGAAGGCATCAAAATTTTGCGCAAGAATTGTCCACTGTTCATTGAACTCTTTTGCTGCTTTAGTATTTCTGTCAGTAATGCCAGATGATGCAGTGAATCTGTCAATATTGCGTAACAGTTGGCCTGAATTGGCGCTATTTATGATGGCATCATCAAAACCAATTGTGCGCCCAGCCATCCTGGCGCGGTCTTTGTTTGGGTCTTTCCTAATTGCTTCAAGGATCTGCTTTGATAGCTCTTGTGATGTGACGTTAGGGTCCTGCATAAACCGGGATAGGTTTATACCAGTATCCTGACTTAGCATCTGTAAAGCTCCCATAAACCCTGAGTCAGGACGACCTTGCCTGGCTGCCATCATCTTGTCATTAACAGCAGATAGCGAACCCAGCATAGATTGCACGCTGGATCCAGCCGCCTCAGCGGCGCGACCAAAGCCATCAAGCTCTTTTGCCGAAGACCTTAAAACCGTAGCCTGATTAGAAAGCGCCTGAAGGTCATTCGTCATTCCTTTAACGAAGCCAAGCGTTCCACCAAACGTCAGGCTTACACCGGCCAGTGCCAGCATCTCGTTCTTTATGCTTGAGAAGAACCCTGCAGCTCTCTTGCCCTGGGATTCCATGTAATCGGCGTTTTTCTTTGATGTCTCGCGAAGATTTTTCGTCCCGTCGTCGATTTTCTGCCGGGCCTTATCAAACTCTCTGGTGTCGATACCAAAGGTGATAAGCAGCGCGTCAATTACTTGAGCCATGTGGTTTACTCATTACCGATTTGTTGTGATTGTCTACCCTGCGAATTTCAAGCAGCCACCACATATCCTGCACACTGTAGACAGTGCTCAGCTCATGAAGAGTCGCCAACTTCCCGGAAACAACCGCCGCAATAGTTCTAGGAACGTTCTCGTACTGTATGAGCCCGCGCGCGTCTTCAGGCATCTCTGGCGGCAGGTCTAGTCTGCGATGGCGTTCAAGAAAGACAGGTGAAGTTTCAGAGCTTCGACCTTGAGGCGGAATAGCGTGCTTGGTTCTTCGATGTGGATTTCTGGTGACAGCGGGATAACTGCATTTGGTGCGGCCACAAACTGCACGCATCGCATGAGCTCATTCGACAGACGAACGCGCTCGTCGCGGTCAACCTTGGATAGCGCAGTGATGCCGTATTTCGCCAGGCCGATCATGCCGGATGCCATAACCGAGTCGCGGATTTCTTCGCTTTCAGTGTCAGATGACGCTTTAGCGAGGAAGTTTGTAACACTGTTCGGCACATCAACGCCGCTGCCAATCAGGGCGCATGCGAGGTCTGTTGCCCACATCTCTGCATCCGTGGCTGACATTTCAGTAATGCGGAAGGTCTTCCCTTTGTCGCGATTGTTCGCATCAATGGTGAAATCAATATTCTTGCGGCTCATTTTTGTTCCTGAGTTTATTTTGACTGCGCATAAAAAAGCCCACCTGAGTGGGCTGTTGTAATTTGGCGGTGATTACTTTGCGATCGCATTAACGAATCCGGGTAAAGTAATCTGGCCTTGCTGGTCGAGCTTTTCGATACGGGAAAGCAACTGCGGCTTCTTCTCTTTTCCCCATCGACGCAACAGGCGGCCTGACATGCTGGCAACATCCTTTTCTTTCATGTACTCCAGCATTACGGCGTTGCGCTCTGCCTCATAGCTCTCGCTGTACCTGCGTAGTTCGGCTGTCATCCAGTTAAATGCGTTGATATAGGCTTCTTTAACAGCGTCGGCCTTCTCGCCAGTGAACCCCATAACCAGCATGACAAACCCACTAAAATCCATCCTGTAATAGGTTTGCGTCTTATCAAAAATACCTAAGTCATTGATTTTCTCGGCAGCCCAAAAATGGGCCGTCGAGAATTCCCGGGAGCACTTGAGGTTTTTAATCGCCCTGATTACATGCTGATGGCGTTTGCCAAACGCCTTTGCGATCTGGAATGTATCTGTCACCGGCTCGCCATTTGCTGCAGTAACAAGATGGCGAAAATCAAATTCATTAGTTGCCTGCAATTTAGTCATGTGTTTTGCCTTTTAAAAAGCGAACCTGCTCACACAGAAAAGCCGCCCCAAGAGGCCCACCGGCACTAACGGCAGTTCTCAGATTCGCTTTCTGAAAGGTTCTTGGTTTGAATGCGCGGGTGAGTGCGCTTACTGCAGATAAAAAAGCCCCATCAGGTGACGGGGCTGTTTGTGTTATGCGGTGTAATCAGAGCCAACGATGTTTTCCCACTCAATCAGACCTGCCATTGGCTGCAGGATACGGCCAGCAGAAGGGACGGCTTTCCAGCTTTTGAAAATGCCGTTTGTCATCGTGTATTTCCGGCTCAGTGACGGCAGATAGACCGTCCCGTTACAGCGGAAAATCGCTTTCGATGTACGCTGGGTTTGAAACCAGGTATCTATATAGCTCCGGCTTGGCGAATCAGGCAGCAGGTGGAAGGTCCACGGCAGGTCGCCAAACACAAAGCCGCCAGTCAGCTTACCGTCTGCAGTACGGATGGTTTCCGCCAGCTCAGTGTCGCCCTGCTCAAAGATGTTCTGCGCTTCGAACTGCTCCAGGTTAAAGCCACTGGTATACAGGTTGGTGACCGTCAGAATGATTGTGCAGTCAGCAGAAGTTAATGAATTAGACATCACTGTACCTCCACGGAATTCACAGTAAGTTTCTGAATGACGCCGCCATCGCAATACCAGAGGTATACGGTTGGCGTAGTTCGGTTAGCGCGCATTGCTGCGTTGAACGGCGCGACGTAGATGTAGTAGCCGGCAGAGGTCAGAGAGGAGCTGATATCAGAGCCGACAATGTTTTTGATTGCCAGAATCTGCGATGCATCCAGGTCTGTTCCTACCGAGCAGCCACCCCAGGTCTTGAATTGCTCGATTGTGGCTGTCATGCAGCCCTCAATGAGCGCTTTACCTTGCGCGTTGTACGGAATGTACGTGTTGGACGTAAACAGCGTCATAATGGCTTTCTGGAGATTTGCGTTAAGCCAAATCTGACCTAACTGAGCATCCAGCCATTTGTAATCGCCGGAGATAGCGCCGTTGTACCACATATTCTGCGTGTAGTTATTCGCACCATACGTGCCGTAGAAGCTGTAGCCGTTGGTAATCAGCGCCGAATAATCGGAGTTGGTGGTTACGTCAGCCAGGAGGCCATTCAGCACCCGGAAGGCGATCGGCAGACGGCCATTCTGCTGATTAAAGTTCAGGCTTGCGCCGTACCCAAGAGCAGAGGCGGTTTTACTGACATCACCGTATACAGGGAACACGCCGGCATAATTTGCAGTTTTAACCGGGTAGAACAGCGTCTGTGTGCTGCCTGACTGCAGGCAGTAATTGGAGTCATCCAGCAACACGAACACGTACCGGTAAGCTTCGCCGCTCACCCATGACGCGAATGCAGTCACCTGGTCTGCAGTAGGCACAAAGGTTGTGGTGAACTGAGCCCAGTCCTGCGTCAGAGCGGTAACCGAGGTCATCAGTTCGCTGACAACGTCGGCATCAGCACCCTGGGAAAGGGTTGCGCCAGTGGCAGAAGTTAACAGCAGGCTCGGAGCCAGCGTACCTGAGGAAAATGTCAGCGTTGCCGCATCACCAGTCGTTTCGGTGGTGATAATGAATGCCTTGGTGGTGGTATCCCAAACGACTGTCACCTGCACACCGGAGTTAACGGCATTAATGGCGTCTTCAATTTGCGTTGCTGCAGCGGTGAAGCTCGCAACAGAAGACAGGCTGATATTAGCGGTGGTGACCGATGTACCGTTGATGGTCAGTGTCAGTGTGCCGCTCAACAATTTCAGCTCTGCGAGGGTCAGCGCTCCCAGGCTGGCCGAGCGGAGAAACGCGCCGATCGCATCTGAGTTATAGCGACAGAAAAACAACTGCCCCGGCGTCTGGCTGGCGTTATTGAATCCCTGGAAATAAATGTCCGCCATCGAGAACTCAGTAGATGAACTACCGAAATACGTGGAGACATCGTCAGAATTAGTGAATGACAGGAGCGCACCCTTTGGCGCGTATTCGCTGTCAGTCAGAATCAACCCATTAAGGTCAAGCGCCGAGCCTGTGGCTGACAGCACGCCCGGGTTGATTTTGATGATGTTACTTAAACTAATTGCCATGTTTACGCACTCTCAGGAGGAAATTTGGCGTCTACAGAATCAGCGCGGACGTTTGCGCTGGTCATGAAATACTGAGTTACCGACACGTCGACGGGGATTTGGGCGTAGAAGTCGCAAGTCCAGCGGTTTTCCCACTGGTCCTCACCATTCACCATGGTTGTCTGTATCGGGTCTTTGCAGTAAAGAGGGGTGATTAACGGCGGAGCGCTTGATGTGCTCTCCGAGAAATCACGAAACCACTGGCAGGCATAATCGGAACGAGAAAGCGTAAAGATGATGTTTGCATAGTCCTGAGCGGCATCCCCGTAGAAATCCAGCTGACAGCGCCAGATGGCCGTTCGTTTATGCGTTTCTGTTCCTGAATCTGCGCCGGTTGTGTACTGGTAGCTGATGGAGTTTGTTGATAGCCCGTCAATGCCGAGGGGCGTCATAATGACGTAATTACCATCCGGCATCTCAGTGTTGTTTTGCTGCGATTGCCTGCAGGCCGAAAGGGTCAGGTGAGCCTTCAGGAATGCCCGCAGAGACAGAAACAAACCATCCATCAGCGGCGTGATGGATGCCGCCATTTAGGTTACCTGCAGTTGAATTACGAATGAGCACCAGTCGGGCCACTCTTCCAGAACCTGGCGGATCATCCATGTTTCACCACCAATTATCAGGAAGTCGCCACCTGTTTTCCGTGGGCGGTTAATGCCATTGAAGGAGCCGTTGACGTAGAACTTTTTGACGATGCCGGTGAGGTTGAGATTATCGACGTGTCGCAGGTCGTCATTGGACAGAGCCTGAAGCTGACCGTTAACGGTAGACTCGGCATAGACCTTAACCATCTTCCCGCTGTCATCTTCTGACTCACTGACAAAGACTTTCATCTGTACGTCAATGAATGGGTTTACGGTGTCTATGAGGCCTGATACGAGGTTATGCAGGTTCATTGTCGTTACCTTCTATAATCTCGAAATCAACCGCGCGCTGCATGCTGCCAGAATCTACCAGCGTCATCTCAGGCATGGCTCTCCCCTTCCTGCGCTTAGCATCAATCGTTGATTGCGCGTTAGGAGGCGGAACCGAATGCTCAATGGTGTCCTTGATATCCTGAGCAGCAGTCATGCCAAGAATGGTGAAGGCGTTTCTGAAACCATCAGCATTCTGCGCCTGCCCCTTCATTGCCTTTGCGGCAACATCAGCCCACTCAGAGGTTTTGTCTGCAGCCGTATTGCGCATGAACGGCCTGGCCGGGATAGTTTTAGTGCCGAATTCGTTAGCAGCAGCATATGGCGCTATAGGCTCGCCGGTATCTTCATTGGTCGAGCCAGCAAGGATGCCAACATTCATGCGAATTTCTGCACCCTTGAGCATGTCAGCCAGCACCTGGTTGATTTTGTCGCCACCTGATATCGATGCCATAACTCATCCCCATGGGTGAACGTAGCGCCGCGGGTAATATCGACCACCAACAACGTATTTCCTGGTCGCCTGCCAGAACAACTGACCGCATGGTGTCATCTTGAACCATGAGGCGTTTGTTACATCAGGGACAGCAAACGAGACGCTCACACTACCCTCTGTCGCTCCTGATGCAGGGCCAGCCTGACCATTCCCCCAGAGCGCCATAGAGGCGATATGGCACGTGAGCGCATAGAGCAATGTCTTGCGGTCATTGATGCCATTTGTAGGGTCATAGGGAACTACAGACGACTCAGTGTTATCCAGCACAAGGCAGGCCACATCAAATGCGTTCTGTAATTGCGCTGGCGTGAGAACACCGGAGAATCGCGGGTAAATGGAAAGGAACTCGCCACTGTCGAAAGTGACGATCGCCATTATGCTGCCTCGCTGGCCGGAACTTCCTGAGTTTTAATGGTCTTGTCATTTTTGACATCGACCGGCTCGCGACCGTGCTTAACGCCTTTTTTCTCACTGGCGTTCGCATCAGCGCTTGCGGCATCTTTCTCATGAATGAGCGTGCCTTTTCGAACCATGTCGGCTACCAGCGATGGATACGTCACCAGAACCTCTTCCCATTCAGCGGCATCAACAGTGGTGGATCCGAATCCGCAGGTGAGCACACCTTTTTCCAGGCCGCGCAGATGGAAGTCGGAACCTTTCAGAGAGACTTTCTTATCGTTCTTCAGGTCAAAGATGAGTCCATGTGGGTGTTTCAGGCGAACGTGAATAGAGCCAGACATAGTATTTCCTTCAGGAGTTGAAACAGCCTCCGGAGAGGCTGTGGTTTTGCGAGGGCGAGCCATGGTTAGATACCAGTCATCTGAGCGACAGCTGCGGGAACCCGGATGACGCCACCGTATGTGGTGCCAGTGACTTTCTGTGCAAAGGAGGACAGAGAAGGCACTACGCGACCCATGCGGATTTTCTCACCGAAGCCCAGCAGGCCGGTTTCATTACCCAACACTTCCGGCGCGATAATCATCAGAGTTTCAGATGCGGCCGGCGCGTATGCTGCGCCAAGTTGCGGCAGTGATACGAACTCAGCGTTCGGGAAATAATCTTCCAGCATCTTCATGGTGGTCAGACCCAGGCTGGTAGGTGCTGCCAGCAGAGAGCGGGTACCCGGAGACATGACGATTTTCAGCTTCGACTTCTCATCAACCAGACCGTTTAACTGGTTAACCAGCGTGGTAAACAGTTTGATGACGTCGTTGTAGCGAGCAATCGCGTCTTTAGATGCCCATGCAGTCTGGCCGCCGACTGAAATCGGGGTCACTGCAGCCGGCAGGTTCGGGTCGTTCAGCACGCCATAGATTTCTTTGCCCTCTACACCGAGCAGGTAGAATTTGTTGGCGTCGATATCGATGGTGGTCGCCGCTGCGCGCTGCTTGGCAGAAGCCAGGTTGATTTTCGCCTGCGCCGCCATATCCTGCTCCAGATCGCCGTATTCGATGATGGTCTGGAAGCGGTATTGCTCGCGGGTATGCCATTCGCTGTTGACGCCGGATACGCCAAACTGGCCGAAGTCAGAATAAGCGGCGGTGTTGCCAGTCACTTCATCTGCACGCCATTTGAAATACGGAGTCGTCCAGTCGCCGCGTTTTTCTTCTGCATACAATTCGCGAGCGTTACGAGGCGCGGTCATAATCTCGATAACGGTCGGGTCGATGTATGCCAGCAGTTCAGCCGGGACGGTGGTGTTAGCCTGGGTGATCAGCGCGGCATCCTGCAGGATTTGCGGCATATTTTCCGCAGTAATCCACTGGCGGGCGTTACGACCGAAATCAAAGCCATAACGCTTCGCTTGTTCAAACGTAATATTCATTTTTGTCTCCATCCGCGCGCGACAAAGCCCACCGCGTTAGTGCAGTGTCAGTCGCAGGCGGATATTTAATTAATTATGCGAGCGCAGGGGAATAGTTGGAGATCAGCACCAGACCGTCTTCAGCGCGAATCTCTTTCACGACAAAGCCAGTCTCTACGTGACCAGCAACAGTTGCGCCGGCGTTGGCGTAAGCGATGCTGCCATCTGTGGTAGAGGCAAATGCTTTCTGGCCGTAGTTCGGGGTCGCTGACTGGTTGATAGCCGCGTAGAACTCACCTTTCACCGCAACCGTGACCGGGGTTTCGGTCGGGATGGTCAGCGTACCGCTGGAGGTGATGGTATAGTTGTAGTAGTTGATCAGGCGCTGAACAAAGCCAGCAACCACAGAGCCAGAGGCTTTTACCTGGGTTTCCGGGTCAGTGCCACGAAACACGAAGCGGCCGACAGTGACAGCACCTTCAGCCAGCGGATTTTTCGGCAGATATACAACCGGGTTATGAGAGGCCTTATCGCCCTCAACCGCACCGGAGTAGTACAGGCCAACCTGTTTTTGAAGTCCCATTGTCAGAGCCTCTTATCGGATTTTGATGTTTTTGAGGCCAGCAAACTGACCGTCGAAAGATGTAGCAGACGCGCTATCAAAAGCGGGCGCCGGATTCGTGGCTGGCTTGTTAGCCGCCAAGATGTCCACCATGCCTTTGTATGCGGCCTTGTCGTAGTTTTTGATGTTCACGCCTTTCTGTTTCAGCGCGTGGCCGTAGATGTCCTCTGCGCTATCAAACGCCATAACATCCAGCTCGCCGACCAGTTCACGCACGGCGCGCCCAGCCTCACTCAGGCTGCGGAAGTGGGCCTGAGCCTCAACGCGGGCCTGATGTTTGATGGTGTTGGCGTCCATTGCGGCCTCTTTTTTCTCTTCTTTTTCTTCTGCCTTCTCTTCTTTCTTGTCTTCCGGGTCTTCATCACCAGTAGGACGAGCGAATACAGCGGCTACTTTCTCCAGGATGTCATCCGGAACTTTGCCGCCGAGAATGGCCTTGATGCTTTCCAGAGGGTTCTCTTCGTCGAAGATGGTGTCATCTTCTTGGCCCATCGGGTCTGCTTCGTTATCAACGACGCTTTCCGGAACGGCTTCAGCAGCTTCCATCAGCTCAGCCAGTTCTTCTGGCTCGATGTCCATATCCTGTGCCAGTTGGTTGCCATACTGGCGCACAACGGCTTTAACGAGATTCCCTGGCTTTTTGTAAGACGTAACCAGTTTTGCCAGGTCTGCCGGTGCGGCATCCTGTGCAAGGCGGGGCTTGAGGTATGCGGCCAGATTGCCCATTACAAGCGCCTGTTTTTTGGTAAGTTGCATTGATTGCACCTTTTTGAGTTGTGACGGCATACCGTCATGGACAGAAACTTCGGGGCCGGCTCGCCCCTCTTTCACTAAAGCAACGTGGTTGCCACGGAGATTTCGCATAACAAAGTCATACGGAATACCGTTGAATTCCCCGGGCGTGAAGTCAGGCTCGAAGAAGTATCCGCAACTGATTTCTTTCAGGCTCTCATCGTTGATTGCGTCGATGGCGGACTGGTCAGTTACTGATAGTGCGTTGTCGAGGTAAGGCGGAGACCAGACTGGAGTTGTGCCAATCGAGCCAACCCGCTCCTCTTTGAGTGGCGAATGAGCCGAGTCCTGCTTATGGATAATCAGCAGGGGCATTCCGTTAAATGTGTCTTTGGCTTTCTCAAGCTCTTCGCCGGAGCGGTATCCGTAGTAAACGCGATCGGGGTCAAGCTCTAGCGCTTCCCATCCCGGAATCTCGCGCCCGTAGTATGGGGCTACCTGCTCTTTGGTAAGGTGGGTCTGTGTGACGTGAAGGTATCCGTTTTCGTCAATCCTGCGTCGGGAGCCTTCATCAAAAGCGAGCGCTCTGTCGCCGGTATATCCATTGGCGTATGCTGCTCTTTCCTGCTCTTCGGCTTCTTCTTTTGTGGGGTAGACTTTACCGTGATTACCCCAGCGCCAGCCGCCTTTAACTTTTTGTACTGGCATCTGTTACCTTGCCTCTGGCAATAAAAAAGGCCGCCGGATGGCAGCCTGTTATGTAATTTGGTGTTTTTAACGCTTGGGTGTATTCAAAACTTCTACTTGACGGACGTTTACTATGTAAGGAGCTTTATTTATTTTAACCATAACAACCCCATCACTGGTACGCCACGCGGGGGACATGGTTAAAACAGGCTTCCATCTTGCCACGATTCTGCACAATGGGCATTTGCACGGGTAGTAGATAACCTTGTCACCAACACTAACCACCTCATTAAACTTGATACTCAATTGAACACCTCGCCAGAGCGTTTGCGCCAATATATATCTGGAAGGCGGTGGCGATGCCGCTTTTCGGGAGCTACCCTATCCAGATATGCTTACTGGATTATATATGATGCTGCCGTGGTAATCAGCGCCCTGACAAGTGGCATTTTCGCCGCCATGTCCTCTTTCTCGAAATCATGATCAACCGATGCCGTCTGCAGCATGCCATCAGGAGATGACCACACCACACTGATTACGCCTTCATCCTCATCGAAGTCGATGCTGATGTTTAGCATGGCAGCCAGATAAAGAGCGGACTCTTCATTTGTGGCTGCCTGTTCGATGATTTTGGTGGCGAGCATCATTTCTTCCTCTTGAGAGCGACAATGAGGGTTACAGCGAGGATTGCGCCACCGGCGATAAACATCGTGGCGGCCGAGCTGAGGATTTCGTGGGACATGTTACTCACCGGGCGTTGGAATCACCGGCCTGTACTCGCACCGGCAGTTTATTAACTGGCCGGGTTGCACGAATTGCTTTTCGTGGTCATCCCAGCAACCTTTTGCAAGCTCAAACTCGGTGCCATTCATTTTCACGTGAGCGTGACGAAAGGTTTTACTCCCGCCCGCACGGTGGACCCATATCCCCTGGGTAATACCGGCTTGCCTGCAGCGCTCAAGAGCGATTGAGTTTGTCGCCTTGGCGTTCTGGTCGCGGGCGATAACCTTTGCCCTGCGCTCAGTGATTCCGTATCGCTTTTTAAGCTCATCCTTCAGGTAACCAACATCACGCCCGCGCACAATGCTTTCCTGAACCATAGTCTGCACTTGCGTGAGGTATTGCTCAGGAATGGACTTAATGAGGCTAACCTGTGTCTCGTAGAGGCTGTCGAGGACATTTTGCACCTCCGGAGTAACCCGGAAGTTAACGGTCATGTCCTGCGCCTTGAACTTGTTCTTTACAGATGTGGATGCCCAGGCATTGGAGCGGCGGACAAACCATAGGGCTATATCCTTCGCCTTTTTATCGAAAGTCTCTCGCCAGGTAGCCATGATGCTTATCAGCTTCGATCCGACTTCTTTGGCCGGTGAAGCATCGCCAACAATTTCGCTTTCATTGCGGCGATATTCGGCGCTTAACCACCAGTCTACAGAGCGAGACATTTCGTCGATAAGGCTAAGCAGCTTCTTCCTGTACTCCACTTCCAGTCCCGCGTTCGGTCGGGTTGAAGATGCCGTTTTCTGTTTCTTCTTCGTCATCGCCGCCTTCCGGAACCTGTTCTGCGTCTATGCCGTAAAAGCCGCTGTGCGGGTCATCGGAGAGAGCTTTCCGCACCTCAAACGAATCCACGTCGCCGCTTTCTTTGTAAATCTGGCGGGTCTGCGCCTTGATTAACTGCGTCTCGGCAATCGACTTCTCATCGTCTTCGTTCAGGGAGGTGAACTTGAAGGACACCGATTCGTCATAAGTGCCAAGTTTCACAATCTGGATGATGTCCAGCATCTTCTGCAGCGGTTCGCGGAGCACTTTCTCCTGCTGCGAGTTGATGTGGTCGTTGTAGTTTTTGATATCCGCGTCGCCGGTATTGAAACCCTGGGGTGAAATGCCCATAAGCTTCACGGCGGGAGTGCGGTTGATTGCAACGATGAACTCCAGTTGCTGCCGGACGATATCGGTAACGCCATTCAGCGGGACGGAGACGTTGATGAAGTCTTCCATCTCTTTGTCGAGCGCAAATACACCATCATTGCTCATGTAGGCCGTGAGGTAGTTAATTCGTGCATCGATGCCGCTGGTAGCGTTGGGGTTGGTCAGGATGTCCTGCATGTTGGTCTTGAAGACCTTCAGGGAGAACTTCTCCAGTAACCTTGCTTCAGCCATTCTCGCATCCTGAAAGTGCAGCACATAGTCATAGAGAATCTGTGCGCGGGGGATGCCGAGAAAATTGTAGGTTGGCTTGAGGATGACCGGGACTTCGTTACCACAGACGCGAATCAGCCGGCTCTTGTGAACCTGTTTACCCAGCACCCACCATGTGTCGGGCACATAGTACCGAGGGCTCAGTGGGTCGAGTGATTCATAGTTGCCAGGGAAGACGTTGATCGGCTCGATAATCGTAAAGCGCTTGAAGTTCTTCAGCTCAGCTGACTTGTCACTGATATCGAGCGGAGTTAAGAGCTGGCTATCTGATGCCCCGGTATCAATAAAGATAAGGCAGCCACCGAAGTAACCGTCAAACTCGGCAGCCTTGTGACATAAGGCCTGTAGGCGAAAGTCAATCATCGCCTCTTCGAGGGCTGATTTTTCGTCAGAATCGTCGCCATCGCCATTTGAGTCCGTGGCTGTAATCTCGATCCACTCTCGCGTCATGTCATCTGCGACTGTCTCGACACAGGCGCGAATTAACCCGTTCTGCGTCAGGGATGAAAGCGCGGCATACCCCATGAAGCTCGGGCCGAGGTTTGGAAACTGCCCCATGTCGAAAGCGTGCTGTAAGAGCGTATAAGCACCGGACACCTCAAGCTGATGGTCCATTGCCATCTGAGCACTTTTTGGTGCTCCCAGCGTCTTTGCCGGGCCGTACATCAACTTAATCTGGTCGAACGTCGGGATAAGCTCCCCACTCTCGATTTTTTCTCGGATAGCCGCGGATATGGTTAACGGCTTGCGCGCGCCACCCTGCCGACGTTGACGGCGTTTATTATAATTTGCCATATGTTTCTCATCGACGTGGGAAGTGATTGCGGGAAGAGGCCTGTCTCACCAGGTTGGGGTTCATATTGATTCCACCACTGCCAAGGCTAAGCTCAGTCAGTCCCCACACAGCGGCGTCAAGCCTGTCTGGTGATTTCTTCGAAGTGGCCGGCACATACTCAAGGAACTGGTTTTCAACCTGATAAAGATTCCCCATGTGCGCAACCTTTCCTTGTGAATACAAGGCTGATATTGGCTCAGCCCGGGCAAACTTCCCCTTGCTCGCGTGAACGCGAATGATGCGACCTTTAAAGCCGGCGTTGCGAAGCGTCTCTTCCGCCATGTCACCGCCCTGGTTGGTCTCGATTACGATCGCATCAGCTTCATGCGTTTCATACGCATCCATCGCTTTTTTGGCCCAGCCATTGGGGGTGTATTTGCCGCTGTAATCACCATCAAGGGAATACATGCGCTCCAGTCCGCCACCATAGCAGGAGGCGGCCACGATACCCGTTTCATCGCTTTCTTCGCTGTTTGTTGCCTGCGGGTCTATGGCGATGACCGTCCGCGTTTTCGGAAGATGGATTTTAATGTTGTGCGCAGCGGTAATCATCGACTCATCCCACAGAGCGCCTTCAGCATTGAACCTGCGAGGCGCCTGCATGTACTGAGCCTCAAAGGTTCTGCGATGCGATGTTAATGCTATGCGGTGTGATTCGTTGTGCTTGCGAGGCCATAACCACCCATCAGGAAGCCCGTGTTCAATTGGGATCCCGTGCGTGTTCTCTTCCGGATAGGTGACTGAGTTATCAATAATCACGGGAAGATTCAGGTGGTACCATTTTTCACCGCTACCACCCCGCAACAGATAACCGCTCAGGTCGTGATAGTGGATGCGCTGCATAATCACGATGATCGGCGTTGTTTCCACAGCCAGTCGTGATTTGATGGTTTCGTTAAATCGGTTGTTGATACCATCTCTAACAACCTCGGAGAAGGCATCGTCAGGCTTAACAGGGTCGTCGATCAGCAATGCGCCCTGAAATCCGTCTTCCATATGGCCGGCACGAAAGCCAGTAACCTGCCCGGCTGCGGAAGAGGCATATACGCCACCGCCGTATTCCGTCCACCACATTGCCTTGCTGTCTGCATCATCGCGCAGCGCCATAGGCCACATAGCCTGAAACGCACCAGACTTAACGATGCCGCGTGCTGTCGATGAGTTAAGGAGTGCAAGGTTGTGTGAGTAAGACAGGTGCATGAAGCGACAGCGGTTATTAAGCGCCAGCCCATGAGCAATGAAGTTAATCGTCGCCAGCTCTGTTTTGGTATAGCCTGGCGGGACGTTAATAATCAGCCGCTTTATCTCACCATCAACGACACGCTGCAATGTGCGGTCAATGACCTGGTGATGAGGCGCGACAATCATCTTTGCGCCCATTCGCTGCTTGAAGAAGTATCGGGCAAAGTACAGGCGATCAGCTTCGCACATTTTTGCGCGGATCAGGGAATCAGCAATCGTCATTTTCCATCACCCGCTTAATATCGTCAGGTGACATTGTGACCACGCGAACCGGGCCGCCGCCCTGACCTGTTAGTTCAACAATCTGTTTATCCAGACCGGTTAGCTTCGCCTTGCCCATTGTAGCGGCAACAGCAGCGGATGATTGCGGCGTTTCAGCGCTCAATGCCTTTTGTCTTGCCTCTTCAAGTTCCGCTATCAGGGAGTCCACAGTGACGTTATGGCGCTGTTTAATTTCACCCTGCAATTCACTTACCCTTACCGATACCTTACCGTTTGAAAGCAGCTCAGATGCTTTTACGTGTATTGCTTCCGGCTTCATCTTGTCAGCAGCATACGCCGTGCGATAAGCCTCAGAAGCATTACCCGTTTCGATGTATGCCTGACAGAAAGCCTCTTGCTTTATTGTCAGACCTGCCATGTTGTTTTCCTGATTAACTTATCAACCAACCTTCAGCACAAAGCCTTTCTTTGCCATCCAGTTGGCCATTGCGTTTATCTCTTCAGCGGTAATCTCTTGCTGAGTGATGCAGGCTTTAATCTGCTCTTTCTTTATCCAGAGCCAGAGATATGCGGAGAGCCACCACTTAGCCTTGCAGTGGATGGTTAACGAGAGCCTGTATGGCATATTCACTCCCCAATTGCTTTATCGCCGCCCTTTCCATCAACCTCAGAAAGATAAAGAGCAACAAACGCTCTCCCGATAGCCTTTGCCGCCTCCTGGTCGCCACCAGAAACGCCGTTGTTACTGATTACGTCAGCAAGGCACTGGGCTGCGATGTTCTGAAGTGCATCGGGGATATGGTTAAATGGTACTGAATGATTGTTCATTGCTATTCCTCGGTTAGTAGCTGCAACTCCACTTCTTCCATGCTTCGCCCGGGCTTTCCCCATCAGCTGATGCATATCGCATGTCTTTGCTGATTGAGTAGCAGCGCCATTTTCTGGTTACACGGTTGAAGTAGATGCGTGGTTTGTTCATTTTTAGAACTTTCTGCTGAGAGGTCTTTATTCTCTCGGTGGCGGTTTTTAACTGCTCACTACAATGTCGAATTCTCTCGGAAGAAAATTCTGCATTGCGGTGATTCCAGATTCGTCTGCCTCAGCTCTGGATGGCTGACGTATGAAGGCTTTGCGGACCCGGCATTGTCTGTTATTGACTCCACTCAACCACTCGCGGGGGAGGAAACCCTTGCGGGCCCACGGTCTCAGTTAAGATGAGTGGACGGCGACAGACCGACGCAATGGTGACTAATCACCAAAAGGAGAGATGTTGTACTTCGCTTTAAACTGCTCAGTGGTGAGCTTTGTTACTGTGCCGGTCGTGTTGTCGCCGACATAAACAGACTCGCCTGATTTGGCTTTAACAGCCTTCCAGATAACGCTCGGGACGTTTACGCCGTTACCGATTGTCTTTGTTCCGGGAACCATGCCAGTGACTACCCAGGCATCACCTTCAGCGAGAACCTGTTTTCTCACGGACTCTTCCATCATTCGCCAGGCCTTTCTGTTGAGGTCTGGAAGTTGTGGGGTCATATTTGCCAGGCTGAATGTTTCAAACTGCTCCTGAGCATTTCCAGCGTCGCCTGCTGCGGTCATGTGGCCCATATCGTAACCTGACTTTGCGTAGTCCCTCTGCGTGGACTCAAATTGTCTGGTGACTTTTGGCTCAGAGTGGAACGCATCCTTGCGCTTAAGCTGAAGAGAGCCTTTAACGTCATCTGCTGTGAGGTGTTGGGCGCTGATAACAGGGTCTTTAAGTTTATCGCTGTAGAGGACAGAGAACTGAGTGAAGCAAATCTCCTGGTCGTACTGGATGGCAGGAGGATTGTCATTCAGGAATTTACCGGGGCAATCAGATTTGGCTGCCGCAGAAAAAGAAAAAGCCGCTACGAGAGCGGCTATGAGGTATTTATAAATCCGGGTGTTCATCGAGATGCTCCGCGTATCTTTCCTTTAACGCGATCATTTCCATCTTGTTTTCTAATAATTGCTGTTCGGTGGCTTGTTCGGTTTCGCAATAGCTACATACGCAAAAGTGAAGGGGTATACAGTGCTTCGCGCCCTTATATTCTACGAAACTATTTGTTGTTCCCATCATAAGCTCACCTACCCCGCAAATAGGGCACTCCACTTGTCCGGTTTTGCATTTATTCATGGGTTACCTCTCAAGCTTTTGCTTGTCCACCTCAACAGGTGACACCAATGTCGTGCGGCCAAGATTTTAAATAATCACTCAGCCCAATAGGGGTTCTGGCTGGCCCACCAAGTCGATCGGGCGTTACCTTATTAAACACCGTCTGGAGGTGGTCTTTTATGACCTGCCACTCAGATTCTGTAGGCTGCTTGCCAGAGATTTCGGCGTAGCCTTGTAGCCAGTAAGCGAATTGTTCTGGAGTCATGTTTGCCTCAGGCTGCCTTATGTGTTGAGTGAAGAAGAGGCGCCAGCCATTCTGCTGACATTCATGGACAGGTAAGACTTGTCCCCAATGGCTGAGCCGATATACATGCCAATCACCTCAAGGTAATGGGTGTAAGAATGCCAACCTGTTTGCTTGAATGTTTTAAGCTCAGATATGCCATACAACTGATACTTATCGACATGAAGGCGGACGATGCCGTTGCTGGAATATTCAGCCTCATAGGTTTTGAATGCTTGCTTGGCTGATAAATACCCATGACAGAACTTTTGCGCTCTTAAGATGATACAGTCGACCCGATCGGCTTCGAGCTTATCTTGCCATCCGGCATAAAGACTTTTCGTGACTTCGTTCATATACGCATCCTTACGCCGCCAGTCGATGTTGCTCTTCAATGAGCGGTAAGCGGTGATTGCGGTCAAACAGACCTTTCAGCGCTTCTTTGCGTTGGTCGAATGTCCAACCCATGGTGATGAATACTGTGTCAGCACGTTGCAATTCAGTAATGGCGCGAATCTGTTCGGCTGTAAGGTAATCACGAATCGCCTCATCTTTGCCGATTTCGTTTTCTTTACGGAACCTGGAAGATGGCATGCCCAACACGATCCGATTAATCATGTCGGCTTCGTTACTGAAGTGGTAATGCTCTGGCGCTTTACCTTCTGATTCTTTCAGGCGCTTTATCGCATCAGTCATTGGCCGATATTCAAGCCTGGCCACTTCCCTTTCAGCGCGTATGGCAGCCTCTTTATTGGCCAACTCGCGATACTGAATAAAGCTATCTACCAGTCTTACCTGACCATCTTTTGCTTTATCGCCACCGATGAATGGCATCGCGATCAGGAATCCGCGTTCGGTTAGCTCATAGCAGGCGATTTCTTTGTTCTGCTTGCTGATGTAGGAGGAGTCCTTGAAATCAAGGGCTCCTAAATGACCAGAGGCAATGAGAGATCGGATGCTTTGCAACACGTTGTCGTGTCGGCGGCCAAATTCGATAGCAATAACTTCGGTGCTCACAACAGGAACGCCATTGACTTGCTTAATGAGTTTCTTCATTGCGTTAACCTTATAGAGATAAGCCTCGTTGCCCAGAAAAACCGCCCACAAAGAAGCCGCCGCTTATAACGGTGTTTCTCCGAGGCTTATTTCTGTAAGGCTTTGTGGTTTGACTACGCCGGGCATGGCGCTGGGTTGGGGCAATAAAAAAGCCCAGCCATTTCTGACTGAGCCTTTGAGGTTCTTTCGCAGCTTTCGCTCTGCTTTACAGCGGTGCTGAGCCACTTCCGTCTGTTCCGGCCTGCCAAGATGTGGATCGACCTCCTTCCGTGGCTACACATTCTTTTATTTCGCTATCACGCCAGCATCCTGAGCGGAGCGGATGTAATCCTGCAGCGCTTTCAGTTTTTGCTGGTCGCTGATGATTCCGGCGCGGATGTCGTAAATGTTCCGTCCAAAATCGTCAGAGAAGGCGATGGTTCCAGCATCACCCAGGCCGCTGGCGCTGGAAGTTGCACTTTTTGACAGGTTACAGGTTGCAAGACCGGCTTTGGCGAGCTGCAACTGGCGAGAACCATTGGAAATAGACTCGCGAAGAGCTTTATTTTCTGCGAGCGCATCGGTTAACTCCTTGGTGTGCTTCAGGTCGCTGACAGCATTCTGAGCGGCAAACGTATGCTCTTGTAATGCAATCCTGTCCCTCTGAAAGCTTGCTTCGTCACTGATGGCTTTGAGGTCTTCGGCGTGCTGCTGCTTTATCGTGGCGATGTCGGCGGTGAACTTGTTATCAGTCACCCACCAGGTGGCAAGTGCGCCAAGCAAGGCACCACACAGCAATGCAATTCCGCACCATTTCCAGCCAGGCCACCATTTCCAGCCAGGCTGAAACAGCGATGGGATGTTCATTTTTGCTCATCGGTGTTGAATTGCTTAATGGCCCGGGCAATGATGCCGCATACCGACACAAAGCCGACTGCATAGCCGAGATACTGAGGAGGGATTAGGGCTTTCACATCGTCAGGGATTTGTGCCCAGACGGAAGCAACCAGCGCCAGAATCGCCATGATGCGGACTGACCACATTTTCCAGAGTTGCGGAAGGTTATCAATAAATTTCATTTTTTCACCAGAACGCCTTTAGCGATGATGTAACGAGCTTTCCGGTCGTCCAGGCCGTTTGTCCCGCCATTGATACGTTTTGTCAGTCCGACAATGTCTTCTTTGTCTGCAAACTGGTTGCAGTTGTTTGCTTTCCAGAACCAGCCGGCACTACGGGAAGCGTTTTCGTCCAGGAGTAACAAATCAGGATTAGCGATGAGGTCTAAGCCAAGCGCTTTACCGCATGCCAGATAGTTGTCGTGGAAGGTGACCTGCTTTAGCCCGCGACCTCTGAACTTCCAGCCATCGCCAGGGTTTACGTTTCCGTAGCGGCCGCCATAAACGATGTTGGCAATATCCGCCTGACATGATGGAGAAAGAGCAAGCTCACCAGGTTTCCTTCCAAGTCTCTGCCGCTGCTCTGTTGTCAGTCGTGAGCCGAAAATCTTCAGGCCTTCAACTGAATAATTAAGGGACTCGACCACAGATTTAAACCCGTTCGACTCAGTGCCGATCTGCGCGATGAATGCTGCCTGCCGAAGCGGAGTATCGATGCCAAACTCAGCCATGGTTTTCTGAATGTGAGGAAACCACTTTGCGGCCAGCGCATCAGTAATCTGTGCGGCTAGCTTAAACTGCGTCTGGTTCATACATCACTCACAAGGGTTTGTTCAGGTCGACATAGGCCGGAGATGAAGCGTTGCGCTTATCTGGCTGGATAACGAATACGTTGAATGAGCCTCCGCCATTTTTGGCGGCTTCACGCTCAGCATGCATAGCGCGCATCTCTGCGGCTGTTCGCTGTCTGTTCATATCGCTGGCTAGCTTTACCGCGTCACGACTGTTATTCACTGAATCATTGAACTGATTGCAGAGAATCGCGGTTAAGATAAGAAACACGACAGGTACAAGGTCGAAGATATACCTTCCGACCCTGATCTCAGTTCTTGCCATAATTATCACCATTGTCACTTTGGCTGAACCATGGCAACTTTTTGAGGATCGCTGCACCTTGCCATCCTGCAGCCCCGCACCCCATACCGAGGATGTAGAGTGACCACTGTTTGTCCAGCCCATATAGAGCCATCATAGTTCCAGCAAAGATTGACACGATCATATGACTGCCAAGGCTGACCTTTTCAGCAATCGGCCTGGTCTCATACTTTGCCCATGAACCTAGCACCGTCATGATGAGCGCGAGAAGCAAAGCCGGAAATAATTCTGTTCCGTTTGCCATTGCGTAGTCTCCACCATGCGGTGGCCTGATAAAGCGACTGGCATGAGACTACCAGGCCGCGTAAGCGACCCCAAAAATGGGGGATCTGTTCAAATTCGGAGTACGTGAAGTTTCTTTTCGAACAAATCCAGGATACGGTTTGCGGTAACGTGGTTTGTTCGTGATTAAAGGCATGAGCAAATCAGGCAGGAGGCTGTTGACGCAGCCTCTTGCCGCCCATATTCACGAAGCCCGCTTATTGCGGGTTTTATTTTTTTAAGCGCACTAACCCGTAGCCACAGCGGATAAGGTTGATAGTGTCTGTCTGGTCTTTGGTGATAATGCGCTTTAAAAAATTGCCTGAGGGAGAGCAGGCAAAGGAAGCAATGAGGGTGAAAGCAGGCTCTACGGCCTTAAGGGTCCCAAGGTAGAGGGATGGGATTGTGGTGATCGGACTCGAACCGATACTCTGGAACGGCATTAGCATCATGCCTATCCAGCTGGCTATGCCAGTTGATGCATTACTCTACCCATCTAACCCGCAAGCGGGAATTGAGTTACACCACAATAGAAAAGAGCACTGCGGCGGAATCGAACCGCATCTGCATAAGCCGCATTTCCCAGATATGCTACTTACAATGCTCTTGCCTATTGAGAGGGTTGAGGTGGTAGCCAATGGCTTTTGTATAGTAACCACCCGCCCAAGCATACAGTTGTGATGGCAGGTGCTGATCTCCTGCATTGCCTACCCTTAGTGAATCAGTTTTTCCGCTCGAGTCCGGAAAGGCATGGGAAACTGCCCACCCTAAACCAGTGCGTCAGCCCGCACATTCATCACAACGGAAAGAAAGCTACTTACCACAGTGGACCGTGCACTACCACGGCGTTGCTTCCGGTAACTTTCTTACCTGTTATGGGCTCCGTTTCGTGGAGCAACGGCCTGCTGATCAGTCAAGCACCTATGCGCAGATAACCACGCCACCATGACGCAGTGTTTGCAATCTGGCTCAGGACTCTCGCGTATGAGCCTCAGCGTGTCGTGCAGCACGCATTAACTCAAAAGCCCTGACCGGATTGCAGAAACAAAAAAGCCCCACATTGCTGTGAGGCTCTTAAATTCGGCTGCTCTGTTCGCTATTGCTCCCGAGCATACCTCAAATATGGCAGTTCCCTTGCCCTTTGTCTTTAGCTATTCGTGCTATTTCATGCCGCAGATAGAAATTCTTTCTCAATTTCTCGTTTAGAGGCGTAAAACAGTTCCCCTTCAAGGATATTTTCAGCCCATTCTATTCTGTTTCGCGCTTCCTTGCAGGTTATGCCCGTCATGCTAATTAGCGCCCTGTTTATAGCTTGCGAGCTTTTGCGATTGCAGTATCGTAATCTGGCTAATGAGAGGACAGGGCTTCCAGCCCCAAGAGTTGTCGTTATAACCCGTTCCATAAACGCAGCATCATCTGATTCTTTGGCGAGAGCAATGATGTTGCGCACTGATGACTCGGGGATAATGATATCTCTTGCCTTTCTTAGCAATTCCTCATCCCTGTAGCCCTGGCAATGCAATGCAGTAACGACCTCTTCGATTTGCCGTCCCTTTTGTTCACTCCATTCTGTTCGCATCATCAGCCGGCCAATTACATTCACCTGGCTGGCAGGAGCACAATCACCACGCATGTGATCACCCCAAACTGTCAGCATGTAGCGTATCCATTTGGCCTTTGATTCGCTAATGGTCTTCCATCCATTCCCGAAAAGCCTTCGCATGTCTGTTTCTCGCCTTACTCCTGCGAGTTTTGATAAATTTTGAAGGTCGCGCTGCAGTTGCTTCACTTATCATTCCTCCAGATATATAAAGGCCATAGCAATGCAATTTTTAATGAGGGCAGCTCAACATCTGCTTTCCCATCTGCCAGCATCTTTGTATGTTCGTGCTCGGCTACCATGCCGGCGAAGAATGCATACACGGCCACGAATAAAACGAATAGCGTCATCATGCGCACCACCTGATTAACTGGGTTAACACCGTATCAATGACTCCTTTCTTACCTGCTTCCACTGCTCTGATTTCATCCATAATTCGCCGCTCATAATCTCGGGCATAGCGAAGCTTCCCGCGCAGCCTTGCTAAGCGGTAATAATCAAACGTTGTCATAGTGATGTCCTTCTGAGAGAACTATCCTGATTTAGATGGGGTAATAACGAGTGGGGTTGAGGTTTGTACGATTCCGCTTTCCTGAATCAGATCGCAAAGGATGCTGATTACGTCGTTCGGCTTGATACCGGTTCGCATAAAGAACTGGTTTGCGCTGCCGCTGCTGATAGCGAGCGCTTTGATTTCCTCGATGGTGTACGAGCACATCATGCCACCTCGGGGTCATCGTCTGTGATGCCAAGTTTCTCCTTGAGTTCTGATTCCCTGGCATTCAGATAGTCGAGCGTCCGCTGGCATTGACCTTTAATCTGCTGAACGCTGGCGAGTTCTGCGTGGTCGCGGGTCTTCTGCATTTTTGCCTGGTTAATGCTGGTTACTGTGTTCATGGTTTTTACCTTGAATTAATACAGTGCTGGTTTATTGGAGTTAACGAATCAGGCCGCCACCTCCAGTTGTCTCTTTCTCAATTTTTCGTAATGCCTTGCCCGTCGCGTGAATATTGCTTTCACACGCTTCAGGTATTCGATAGAAAACTTCCTTACTGTATTGTCATGCTCTATACGCTCGACCCGTTGCAGGCCAATTTTCTCTATGAGGTTAATTCGGTATGGAATCAGATTGCCTGATAGTTCCCTGTTGCATCTCACGCAGCCAGAGTGGTTGTTGAAAACATTAAAACGAAGCCATGGAGCTGCGCCTCTTGAGCGATAGTGGCTGGAGTCTACAGCACCCCCGCGAACGCCATAATTAAGAGGTCTTCCACATGCGATACACGGCCTTCCATAGTCACGCCAGTAAATGAACTTGTTTACTGCTGCCTGAGCTTCTTTATTCCATTGTGAAGCAGTTTTAAGCCTATCCTTTCGCTGCTTAAGCTCAGATTTTTGGAGGCGCTCTTGCTTTCGCTTGTTGCGGGCTGCATTTTCTTCATCTCGCTTTTTGTTGTAAGCGATAGCGCATTTATAGTTGTGACAGACCTTCTGGAGAGAACTTCGTGGGATGTATTCAGTGGAGCAAATGGGGCATTTTTTGGGTTTAGGCATCGCGCCCTTAGCCATCACATGCCTCCTTCTTCAGTTTCCCTCCCGTCATTCTGTTTGCCTGGTCAGGCCAATGCTTTGCCAGCGTCTCGAATGGAACTCGAAGGCTAATGCCATGGTTGTTAGCCCACCACAGAACGGCCTTTACAGGCCTGTTTATTGCGGCTGCCATCACTTCTACTGGCACCTTCCCTGCCACTCTTCGGATGTATTCCTTCTCTTTTTCCGTATAGGGTTTTGGTGGTGAGTTAGGTCTAGCCATCTTCCGGCTCCTCTTCCTGGTTCTGATCGGGATAAAGGTTTATTGCGCACCGATCGCATACGTGGCATTCCTGCTCGACAAGCCTGATGCCGCATTCGAGGCAGACGCCAGCGCGCCGGTTGCACTCAGCGTGATACTGGGTGATTTGTTCAGGACTTAGCATTTTTGGCGTCCCGTTTTATTACGTAGTAGGCGAGGTCAATTCCGCACCACCAGTGCATGATGAGAAATTGCGTTCTGAGTGAGTTTGATTCTTTAGCGTTCATGTCCAGTGCTTCTGTTGATAGCGCCGGTCTATCCGTGGTTCCCGTAATGACTCAGGCAGAATTACTGTCACTATCCATAGTCGAGGGTCATGCGCGAGGGTTTTAGTAGCAACGATGTTGCGGGAGGTGTATGCAGCAATTAAGGCCTCAGCTTCTTCGTTGGTCATTGGGTCGTAGACGAAGGGTGTCTGTCGCATATATCGCGCCTTCCGTAGAGGTAGATGCAGACATTGGTAGTGAATCCGGTTATTTCAGAGATTTCCCGGAACTTGAGTTTTTGCTCTTCTCTGAGCGATTTAATCCGTTGGATGGTTTCGGCTGAATGCCGGCATTTAGATGAAGTGAATTTAATTCCGTAGCGATAAGCGACGTCATACATGGTGGCTGGTTTGTAATTGAGAACTTTGGATGCTTCTTTGCCGGTCATGGTTGATGACAGCTCCCTGAGAACCAGGAGGGTTCTGGTGGTGACCTTGCGATTTGACATGATGCACCTCAGAAAAATGACTGCAATTGATTTAGAATGATTGGGTCTTTTGTGCCGGAGAACACATGCTTAATAGCGGCGTTGATCAGCGCGCTAAATACCCTTTCGAACTTTTCCTGCTCCATATTTGCGTATGCCAGGCTTTGTGCTTCCACCCTGATATCGCCATTGAGCCTCACAGTCTTCACGTAAAACCCTGCGAGAATAGTGAGGTCTTTTCTGAAGCGATCGAACTGACTATGCTCGTCCATGTGCTCCAGACCTGCGCGCTCAGCACTCCAGTGCGCAAAACAAAAGCCAAAGAAAGCCATGACTTTCCGATGAAAAGACGGGTTCCTTGTTAGCTTTATCTCTGCTGTGTAGGTTTCGCCGTTTTTGAAGCGCTGGAGTCGTTCGAGGTCTGTTTCGTTTGCCGGGGAGAATACGCCGCCTGGGTGTTTAACCAGGTCTATTTGCACTTTCCTTCCTCACGTTGAGTTCAATCTGCTTTTCCAGACAGCACAATGTCTGCTCTAGGATGGCCTGCTGCTTTTTGGATAACCAGGTGTCGTTGAGACTTTCGATAAGCTCAAAAGCCTGCCTGAGATAATCTGTGTGAAGCGGGATAACATTGCTCATGGTGATCCCCTGTTGGTTAGTTCATGTAACTTCTCTCTGAGTGCTGCGACTTCATCAGCCAACTCAAAGACCCTCTTCTGCCAGTCCATGGCTTCTGCTTTGTACCAGGCCGCATCGTCACGTAGTCGGCGAATTCGGCGCTTTTTGAGTTTGCTGGTCATTTCTTTGCTCTCCTGCGGCGTTTGGCGTTTCGGCGTTCTGCGGCCTTCCCTGTATGGCGATTTGAAACCGGATATGATTGCGGCCGAAGCTCACAAATGGTTCTTTCCCATGCCACAGAAGCTGTACCTATCGAGGCAAGTGCCATCGCTATTGCTATTGATGATTTACGCATCACTCAGCCTCCACCTTGATGCCAGCGGCGCGCATTGCGGCGACATCACCAGCACGCACACCTTCAGCCAGTAGCCGGAAGGCCCGATTTAGCGTTTTATCGTGAACCTCTGCAAGGTACTCATTGATATCGGGCAGCTTCACGGTGACGGCGCTTGACTCGCTATCCAGCGGCGGCAGATCTGGAGTGTTCACGCCAAACAACGCCGCCAATGCTCGGTAGTTCTGCTCGCTGTGATAGCGACCTTTGCAGCGGACCAGCTTTTCGGCTGCTGCGTTGATGGTCTGCGCCTTCTCCAGCGCCTCTACCAGCGCTTTCATGCTCTCAGCTACAGCCACCTCATCAGGAAATGCTTTTCGCCAGTCTTCATTGAGCAACTTGGCGCTAATAGGATTCATGAAGACACGCTCTGTCATCCAAAATGCCAGCTCTTTTGTATGTGCTAATTCTGCGTCAGTCATTCCACACCGCCTTCGCTTGTCGCGTTGTTAATAGCCACTTCTACCTGCTTATAGACGCGCTGAGACTCTTCGTCGGTCAGTTCGCGGCCCATTTCAAATTCGAGAGAATCAACGACCAGGAATGCAAACCCTTCGATTGAAGAAAACATCGCGGTGTTGATGTCGCTCTGCGCCAGTTCGGTGATATCAGTCATCGCTGTTCTCCACTCCATAATCCGCAAAATACCCTGACGACATTTTGATGAATCTGTCCTCGGTTACCGTATAGGCCTTCCTGCCTTTTCTCTCTTTCCCCTCAGGGTCAATGAGGTGGCAGGCGTAGATAATCCGGCGCTGCCACTTTCCAGGCATCTCAGCGACAGACAGAACCTCAAGGATTCTTTTCCCTTCTGCATCAGCTGTGTAAACGGTCTGGTCACCATAACCGCAATCAGCTGGCTCAAATGTTTTTCGGCAACCACCAATCCACCTTTCATCGGTGAATACATTTCCGTCCCATTGCTGATAGTCAGTGCATACGAAAATGAATGGGTAAACCGTTTCGAACCGGTCACCGGCGCGAATGTCCAGCGTCTTGCTCATTTGTCGGCCCCATCGCGCAGCGAATCAGCCAGCCATTGCAGATTCATGATCTGCACGCCGATATTGCTGAACTTCTTCTCCAAGTGGGCGATACCTTTTTCAACCCCGCGCGCCTCGGCTTCGGCTACGATGCGATCGGTGGCTGGACATGCCTTCTTGATAGCCTCTTCGGCTTCTGCCCGGGTCAGGAATCCGCTTTTCCCGTCATTGCTGACCATCTGGCTGTCGAACCATTCAGGCAGTTCACCAACGGTAATATCATCAGGGATTTCAGCCACAGCTTCGTCGGTGGTGCCTTCCAGCCATTCGCGAGCTGCAGCCTGATATCCATGAGCAAGACATGCCAGGGCCGCCTGTGCGCCAAGCATCGTTTTGTGGAACATCCATGAAGTGTTGAGTTCACGGGCTGCGCCGTTGAGCAGGTACACATTCTCCGCAGCCAGCTTATCCATTTCGATGTTGCGTCCCTTCCAGCCTTCCCACATCGCACCCAGCATCAGAAACCAATGTTCGCCACATGCTGATTTCTTCTCGTTAAAGAACCAGGTGACGAATTCAATGCTCATTTTGTTTTGCTGTGCAACCTGTTCAATTTCGTTATTCATGCTTTCTTACCCTCATAAAAAAGGCCCGCTATGCAGGCCTGTTAATATAAATCTTCGCTAAACAACTCATCATCCGGCCAGGTTTTAATCCTCGCGACGTTAAGCTGACCAGCCTCCTTTGCCACCTTTAGCGCTTCTTTTCGGTCCATGAAGGCGCCGAACTGGTCAACGAATCCCTGAACCTCTGTCGCCCTGTCGATGACGCTAAGAAGTTGGCTGATGCTTTGTCGCATTATTGGGCAGTAGTGCCGAACACCGATAAAGACCAATGGGTTTCCACCAATTTTCGATTCGTACTTATTGGCGGCACAAACCACTCGCCGGGTTATTTTTCGCTCATACCGTCCAATCCTTAAACCCCAGCGCCTGGAGTTTTTTTCTGTGCGCATGCTTGGGTCTGTAATTGTTACAAACCAATCTAAATCGCTCATATTCGACAAACATAACCCCAGTAAACCAGCGCTTTGGTGTTAACGGGATTGCCTGTGCTCTTTCAGGGCCGACGCTGATTACCACATAATGGTCGCCATATTTGATTGACTGCACTAACTGACCTGGCTTAAACATTGTCCTCACCATTTCCTCCGGACATAAAAAAGGCCGATTATCACAATCAGCCCACTAAATCCTGCAGATAGCTCTGCTATGTAGATTTCAGACATGTCACATCTCCGGTATTTTTTATCTCTTTATAATATCGAATGCCGGGACCTGATTGGTTCGATATGGACCGAAGTTGGATACATATCCGTCGCCTGACTCCGGGCCATCTATCCACAAGTCCAGGTCACAAAGCGGGGTAAATACGCCAGCTTCTCGATGCTGCTCATCTTCGAAAAAGCCGAGAGTGAATCTGTATATCTCCAGCTCGAACTCGACGACTTCAGTGCTGCGCCAGCCGGTATCGCGCGTCCAACGAATTAAATCTCCTTGTTTTGGTTCGCTCATCCCACCCTCCCATATACAGCCTCTTGCTGTATGAAAATTAATATTTAAATGGCTCTGGAAGCTTCATGTAAGCAATCACTTCAGGCATATCAAAGTTAAAGTGATTTCCAACGATGATGTAATTTTCTCTAACTTTGGCGACGTGAATCTCTCTGCTTTTTGGCCCCCTTTCTATTGTGGTAACTAACCAGTCGCCTACCGGTATACTTTTTACTCCATTTACTGGTATCCAAATCACATCTTCCTCCTGAAATCTTTATGGATTCATCTAAATGCATTTCCCATATACAGCCATCAGCCTCTGACGTGCCGGGCTGTTCAGATATGCCTGAACTACGCCGTTTTTCTTCGGGTTGTACTTCGCGAATGCCTTCACCTTCCTTTCGCTGGACTTCTCTCCATTTGCCGGCCATTGAACATCGGATGAGGCGATTAGATACTGCCGGCCTTTAACCCGGCCGTCGTGAATTACCGTTCCGTCATCGGAGAGTGTCGCCAGAACCCGGTAGGCTGATTTGTTTATCAGGTTGCAGGCCTTGGATATCTCACCCGCGCCCACTGGTTCTGTCTGCTCTGACAGGTATTCAATGACGCGCTTCCTGGCTGAGTTATCAACGGCGTTATGGATTCCTTTCTTGGCCGTCATGCTGATTTTTTCGTGTCCGCCTCCATGCTCAAGCCATTTCTGGAAGTCTTCGATGGAGAGGAAAGCACCAGAACCGCAGCTGATATAAATCAGGCCGGCAGTCCGCAGTTGCCTCCGATTCTGCCGGCTGGCATTGAGTGATATGCCAAGGCCATCCTTGAGTTGCTGTTCGGTTACTGGCTGGTTTTGCCTGATGAAGTCGAGCATGCGTTGTTTTAAAGAGTCCATACAGCCCCCTCTATAGCAAACTTCCTTTCATTGAAATCGCTTATTGAAATGCATTGCTGCAGACAGTTTGCAAAGACGATTTCACCATCAAGCGTCCTAACCCAGCGCCAATCTTTAAAGATTCTTTCTGATACATTCCGATTTAACCCGCAAGGGATTTCCTCTGGAAAATCAGCATAGGCTTTCATCAGGAATTCAAAAGCATCCTCTCTCTTAATGGCATCCTCATAGAACATTTCAAAATCCCCCCTTTGATTTTGGTTGTTGCTCTCTGTCGCGTCGCATCATTTCGGCCTGCATCTGGTCACAGTCATAAATTGCGCCATTGCGCTGCTCGCAGAACACGACACCACCGCTGCCATGACGATTTAGCCGCAGGAGTAGCTCTGTATCTCCCTGTGGGTAGTTCTCGTCGTAGGCACCCTCTCGGTAAATCCCCAGCCAGTAATCGCAATCCTGTTCGATTTGGCCGGTGTCCCTTGAGTCGCTTGGGAGTGGTCGCTTGTTGGCTCGCTTTTCCAGCTCACGGTTAAGCTGGGTCAGCAGGACAACAACGCAATCAAGCTCCTTGGCGAGGTTTTTGAGGCCTTTTGTGATGAGTCCATATGCCAGGTCATTTCGGTCCGCTTTTTCCGCTGCCATAAGCGTCAGGTAATCGACAAGCACCATCCCGACCTTCCCCCTCTCTCGCTTAATGCGTCGGCACTCAGCGATGATGTGTGAAAGGCTGGCTCCCGGCGTATCGTCGATGTAGAGATTCTGGCTCTCAACCATTTCCGCCAGGCGAGCGTTGGCGATCGCAAATTCCTCATCACGACCCGCGCCGCGATAAAAAATATCCGTGTTGACGCCAGAGGCCTGCCCAATCATGCGCTCCAGAATCTGCTTGTCAGGCATTTCCAGACTAAACATGATCGACGGCAATCTCTCGTTGATGGCACAGTTCAGAGCCAGCTGGCTGTAGAGAGTTGTTTTGCCCATCTTTGGCCTTGCGCCAATGACAAACAGCGAACCACGAACGAGCCCTTTTGGCTCAAGCATGTCGTCAAGAGATTTGATGCCTGTCGATAATCCACGTGAGCGCTGGTTAGGATCGAAGCGCTTTTCCACCTCGGCTATCCAGTCGTCAGCAACATCCGCGAGCGTTCTTGCCCCTCGACGACTACCCGTCTTTGAGTGGTCTGTCAGCTGGGTGAAGATGCTCTGGATGGCTTCGTACTTTTCAGTGGCGCTCATGCCGTTCCTGGCGTAGAGCAACTCTGTCGCTTCGGTCATGCGCTGAATGCCATAGCGCTCCATAGCAGACTCACGCACAGATGCTGCGTAGGCCACTATGTTTGCTGCGCTCGGGGTGTTTTTTGCAATCTGGCCGATGTAGGCAAACCCTCCGACCTGCTCAACCAGTCCTTTGCTTTCAAGCGCGTCGAATAAAGTCAGACCATCAACCGGCTTGTTGTCGCGGATCATCTGCCTGATTTCCGCAAAGAGGATTTGATGAACTTTGCTGTAAAACGACTCAGGCTTGAGCATCGCCAGTACCTTCTGGACTCGCTCGCTGCTATCGTCATCAAGCAAAAGACCGCCAATCACACTTTGCTCAGCTTCCAGGCTGTGCGGCAGGGTAATAATCTCATCGATCATCTCGCTCTCCTTCGCGGGTCTGTGCATAAATTTCTGCACTCAAAATGTATTCGTAATTCCGTTTCTGCCAGGTTTTGCCGGTGGCATTGTCCGTCCGCGTCTCAAACATCCAGCGACAGGATTTATGCAGGTAAGCGAGGTACGTCCTGAAGGATTCCATACCGAATGGCTCGACATCGCCGAACTGTTTGGCAATAGGCTTGGCTTCCCGCCAAAACTTCTGGATTCTCTTTCGACGGTCAGGGGTGAGTACATTCCATCCCCTGGCATCCGGTACGCCTTCACGAAGTGCTTGCCATACTTCTTCGCAGGAAAGTCTTGAGGTCTTTTCAGTCGGTTTTTCTTCGACTGATGCGACATACTTACTACCGTTAGGTAGTAAGTTATTATTTATATATTCTTTATCTGTGGTAATTTTCTGGTAATCTGCTGGTACAGGTTGCTCTGCAGGCGTTGGTGCGCCTGCGTTTGAGATGGTAATCTGCTGGTAATCTGCTGGTACATAATTTGACTGATAATCGTCGTATTTAACGATGGTGAAAACTGAGAATTTCCCATGAGAAACCCAGTCAACCATTCCCAGCTTTTGGAACTTACGAAGCAGATATTGAACCCGGTCTGGTTTCAGTCCCGTCTCAGAAGCCAGTGAGTTTCTACCGCTCAGGAGTTGACCTCGGTTGATTAACTTTTCTCCAAGGTCTGTCAGTACCACCTCAGGCGCATGCTTGGCCTTGAGTATCAGATGAACCCACAAATGCGCCGCCTCTGCGTCCTTGTAGAACGGCACATCCATAATTTTACGATGCAGCAAGGCGAACCCCTTACCGCCACTGTTTTGCGGTTGCTGGAGCCTTCTGGCCTCTCTGGCTTCGGCTAGGTTTGATATGTTACTCATGACCCTTACCCTTCAGCAGTTGTTTCCATTTCTCCAACTCAGCCCGAAATCGACCAGGCTGCTTGAACTCTGACAAAAGGCGATCACGAAGTATGTGTTTGTGAAGTTTGTCCTGGTCAGGACTGAGTTTTTTCATGTAAAATAGCTCCTGTGGAACCCGTTAAAATTCCAAATTGTGTTTCTCGAAAGCCTCGGTTGCAGCCGGGGCTTTTTCTTTTGTGACTACTTCAAGCGCACAACGAAATGCGCGGCTAATCGGACTGATGTCTGAATCCATCCCAAAAGCGCACAGAATCGACGCTATGAAGCGCCAGTCAGTGCGGCTTATCTTCGTCTCATGACATCCAATCATCTTTGCCAGTCGTCGCTGAGTAAGTGCAGAGAGATTGATTAGCAGGTCTGTCTCTGCGCGATCGATGTCGCGCTGCGATGGTTTGCTGTAGTTTGCGGTGTCTTCCATAGATAATTTCCGTGGTGATAAAAAATGAGGCTGATGCGCAAACACGCATAGCCTTGAAAAGGTTTGTTATTGATTCGCTTTTCAGCGACGTAGACCGAATGGTCGTTGTGAGAGGTTGGTTATCACGCAGCCATTTCTGGCGGGAAAAGCTGCGGTAAATCAGGGCGAATTTCGTGAGCTTTAACGAGTCCATTTGTTGCGGTAACAATGGCGACTACGTTCTCAGGCGAAACACGCTTTTTGTTATGAAGCCATCGCCACACACTCGGCTGCTTAACACCTACAGCCTCAGCCAGCTTTTGCTGGTTACCGAGAGCGTTGATGGCCTTTTCAATAGCCTTGTTAACCATATCTAATACCCTTTGGTAAGTTCAAGAGTAAATATACCCATGAGTTTCTCAAAAGTCAATACCCATAGTTATTTGACGAAAAATACCCTCGGATATATGTTCAGCCTTATGAAAAACCAAACGATCGCAGAACGGCTTGAGCTGGCAATGAAGGAAAGCGGCATGAAGCAGGCGCAGCTTGCTGAAGCAGCTGGCGTAGCTCAGCCGACAATCTTCAAAATCCTTTCTGGAAAGACGAACAAATCAGCCTACATAGTGCAAATTGCAAAGGCATTGAATGTTCGCCCGGAGTGGCTGGATATGAATGAAGGTCCAATGAGGAATGGGCAAGCATCTGACAATGATGGTGTCGCCCCTGGCAAGGTGGTCAGCGGCGCTTTCCTGGTGCCATTATGGGAAGGTGAGACTAAGACGGCCGACTTTATAGCAGCACCATCGGAAATCCGTTCCGATGGATGCCGTGCGTATATCTTAAAGAGACATTCCGGATACCCGGAAGCGGCTGATGGCGACGTTATCGTTGTGGATGTAAACGAAACAGCCGGAAATAATGACTTCGTTTATGCAAGAATTAACGGATCAGACTCAGTTTACAAATTCATTCCAGATCAAAATCAAGGGTTATTGGCAACCAGCGATGCCAGAGCTCCTTTGATTGCAGTTGGCGACAACGCAAAAATCATTGGTGTTGTCGTATACATCGGCAAAAAATTTAATCGGTAAATTCCCACATCCCTGCAGGCGAGAACTACACGGCTTGCAGGCGACTCTTCGTACACCCCAGCCTTAACACGCAGCAATGCGCTCTGCATATCATCACCTGAAATTTGAATTATTTCATTTTTATTAAATAACCACACGGATGATATTGGAACCTACCCTACTAAAAATCAAGATCCCTCCAATCTAAACCCTGAGTATTGTCACATCTTAAAATTTTATTACCTTATGCATCATGCATTTATACCCTTGGTTTCATTTTTTATATCCATGGGTATTGCCAAGCATGATGCCTAAGGGTATATTTAACCCATCAGCAGGACGCAGCACTCACCAGGGCGGTGAAATCACAACGATTCAGGTACGAATCTACGCGGCTGAAAAGCCGAAATAAACCAAAGTGAACTTTGGGAAGGCGTGTCGCGGAGCTTAGTCCCAGCAACTCACGGGACGGACTATGAAACGACTTGAAATCCGGGAATTGGAACAGGTCTCGGCGCCTTCACCAAAGTTCATCAGGAGGTTTCTATGACACGCAGAACATCATTCAATGGTTCAGCAACTGGTCGCCGCCGTGAGCGCCGTGCTGCATTACAGAACGCAGAAACATCGAGTGTAGAGGTTATGCATCGCCCTACACTGAGCCGTGCGCAGTTACAAGCAAAAGGAACACACCACACGCCGGGAAGCGTTGAAGAAGCAACACCAATTAAGTTCGTCGCTCAGGATGTTGACTGGAATTGTGAGGAATACAAACGCCAGATCGAGAGAGCAGCAATTGTTTACAGCAATGAGTTTGGTCACAAGCCGCTGGATGGCGGCATGTGCCTTCCAGAAGTTGCCCTCTTCGTTGCAGGGCATCGCAAATCAAAACAGGTTACAGCTCGTTAATCAGCAGATCTAACGACCTGCGGGGGAACAAAAAGGAGTAAGTGCATGGACAAGAAGCAGATGGAGGAGACGATTAAGGCGCTCAGGCGTCGCCAGATGTGCGTTCGGGAAAGTTATCAATACTCAGAAGACAATGGCGAGAAGACCAGAAAACGCTACAGGAGTTAATGCCAGAGGCAGTTGCGGCCGGCTTAAATGTCCAGCTAGAAATAAATGAACCATAAGATTCGCTCCGGCGGTTTTTTATTACCGTAAGGGCAAACAGGTTAAAACTCGTTAATGGGGTGAAAATGGCAAAATATGCAATTTTTGAGCTTTCTATGCCCAATAGAGGGTCATGGAATGGCGGCTGGTCTGGGGCTAGTGACAAGTACGTTAAGAGCCGAGATTTGCCTTTGAAGGGCAATGATAACGTTAAGGATGGCGCTTACCATTACTATAATTTCGGCGACGGTTGGGGTGCCGGAATTACTGTGAGAATTGTCGATGGTGCTAAAGCAAAGAATGCAGAAATCAAAGGCAGTAAAGGGTTCTGCGGCTACGACTGGATGATTGATAGCATCATGAAAAACGGAAAGATTGTTTATGAGAAGGCTGCCTGATGGTGGCCTTTTTATTACCTCAGGAGCATCCAATGATTCGCGACTGTGACAAGCGAGCCTGGCGCTCGTTCAAAATCGAGTTAGCGGTGATAGTTATATTAGCCGCTGTTTGTGCTTATGTGTTTACTATGCAGGGGGTTGTATGAGTGGTGAATTTAAAGGGACGCCTGGTCCCTGGGAGTGGTGGACAAGCAATAGCTTTCTTCGCCTGAGCAGCAAAACGATAGGGAGAGATGGCGGAGTAATTGATTCGACTGTGATGCGGGATGGACACCCAACGCTGGTTGTAAAAAAGGAGGATATGGCATTAATTGAAGCGGCACCGAAATTACTTGAAGCATTACAGGGATTTTATTCATGGTACGACAGAATCTATGGAGATGACCTTGATTATCATGAAGAGCATCCAATCGCTGTAGCTAAATCTGCAATAGCACAAGCTCTAGGTAAGAAATAATGAGCAGAAACGGCATTCGCTCTCTCAGCATCGCTCTGACATTTATGTGCCTCATATACGGCACCATAGCATATCTCATGCTAACCATCCCATGGTAATAGCCTGCTGTTAATTCGCTGAGTTAACAGCGTGATATTGCCCAGTATCAACCTGTGTCATTTGCCGTCATTCGTGGCGGCAATTTTTTTACATCTCAACAGCGTTTTATTAAGACGCTATCGAAATGTAATCACTAACTAAGGAAACGCCATGATGCTTACGATGTCTGGCGGCTGCATCCTGGCCGCCTATTACAACCCTGAATCTGAACTTGAACGTAAGGTTCGCCAGTTAATTAAAGCCGCCAGAAAGGTTATGGAGGACTTATGTCAAACATTAAGCCAATAGACCAGTATCTGCTGCAGGTTGCGCAGAGTAAAGCAGCAATAGCCCGTTATATCGGTGATGGTGCCTTATGGATGTCAGCGTATGACGACATGAAGGCGGCAATTGGTTATCCGTGGTTCAGGAGGAAGTGATGGAAGAGTTTAAATTTACACCGGGCCCATGGCATGTCAGCAACGAAAACGCATTGAGGATTAGAGATGACCAATCGTTTTTGACAGTAGCTACTGCTGGGTATGTGACAAATGAAGAAGAATTGGCTACGGCTTACCTCATAGCGGCCGCACCAGAATTGCTTGAGTCGCTTCGTGAATGCATGGAGCACATGATTTGGATGTCTGATGAGGCAAAGCAATGCTATGCCAGAGCAGAGGCTGTAATCGCCAAAGCACTCGGTAAATAACCTAACCCTTCCTAAACAAACACCACCATGACCAATCATATCCCCGTCAGCTCTATGCCTGACGAAGACTTCGTTCGCCTCATGCAAGGCATGTTATCCGAGCATGACAATGAACAGGAGAGAGACGATGCGCCTGAGCATGAATGATAAAAACGAAATTAAGCAGATTATCGCCGGGTTTACCGATGCGGATTATCAGGAGATAGACAAAGAGGTTGAGCGGCTGTGTGCATCAGCGCAGCCGCTTTTTAACCTGCTTGAAGACCACAGACCAGACGAGCACACAAAGGCCGCAGCTGAATGGCTTAGTGAAGAGGACTGTGATTACCAGGACTATGCCGGCACAGCGATGTGGGACTTATTCCGGCCTCGTGTAGTGGTCGAGCGCGCTATGGCGTCATTCATCCGTCGCCATTCGTTTGAGGATGCAGCATGAGCAACATCGTAGAGTTCGTCAAACAGCAGGAGCCGCTATTCTGCGGCGCTTTGACTGACCAGAGCGTGACATGGGCTAAGGAAAGCCAGTTTGCCATTCAGTGTTTTCAGAACAATGACTATCTCCTGAAAATTGCTATGGCAAACCCTGTATCAACGCAGAACGCCATCGTTAACGTCGCAGCCATCGGAGTGTCGCTTAACCCTGCACAGAAGCTGGCTTATCTGGTTCCAAGAAAGGGTGGTGTCTGCTTAGACATCAGCTACATGGGGCTGATGCATATTGCGCAGCAGTCTGGGGCTATTAAGTGGTGCCAGTCGTCGATCGTTCGCAAAAACGATCAGTTCCGTCGTGAGGGTCTCGATAAGCCGCCGGTTCATATCTACAACGATTTCGATACCGCAGAGCAGCGAGGGGATATTGTCGGCGCATACGTCACAGTCAAAACCGATGATGGTGATTACTTAACACACACCATGAGGATTGACGCAATCTACTCAATCCGCGACCGCTCAGAAGCATGGAAAAAATTCAAATCGGATAACAGCAAGAAGTGCCCATGGGTTACCGATGAAGAGCAGATGATACTCAAAACGGTCGTTAAGCAGGCCGCCAAATACTGGCCGCGCCGGACACGCCTGGATGCCGCGATAGACCACGTAAATACCGAAGGTGAAGAAGGTATTAACTTTGCAGCGCAGCGCCAGCCTGAGCGGGATATTACCCCTGCTGACATGCAAATTATCAAAGAGATAAACGATGCCCTTATCTCAATGAATAAGACGTGGGATGACAACCTACTCCCCCTGTGCTCACAAATTTTCCGCCGTGAAATTCGTGAATCGTCAGAACTGACGCAGGAAGAGGCCGTTAAAGCTCTCAGTTTTCTGAAAAATAAGGCGGCAGCATGACACCAGAAATCATACTGGCGAGAACCGGCATTGATGTTACCACTGTAGAGCAAGGTGATGAGGACTGGGTAAAGTTAAGGCTCGGAGTCATCACCGCCTCAGAGGTTCACAACGTCATCGCCAAACCACGCTCAGGCACGAAATGGCCTGATATGAAAATATCCTATTTCCACACATTACTTGCAGAGGTGTGCACTGGCGTAGCCCCTGAGGTAAACGCAAAGTCTTTGGCATGGGGAAAGCAATATGAAGATGACGCTCGGGCATTATTTAAGTTTACATCCTGCGTAGACGTTATCGAATCCCCCATTCTGTTCCGCGATGAAACCCTTCGCACGGCCTGCTCACCAGACGGGCTGTGCAGCAACGGTTTTGGATTAGAGCTTAAGTGCCCATTCACCTCTCGGGACTTCATGAAGTTTCGCCTGGGAGGCTTTGACGCTATCAAAGCGGCATACATGGCACAGGTACAATACAGCATGTGGGTGACAGGCAAGGAGGCCTGGTTCTTTGCCAATTACGACCCCCGCATGAAACGTGAAGGGCTTCATTACGTTATCGTTGAGCGCGAGAAGAAATACATGGATGAGTTCGACGAGCAGGTGCCGGAGTTCATCAGCAAGATGGATGAAGCTCTGGAGGAAATAGGATTCACTTTCGGAGAGCAGTGGAAATGAAATGCATTCCCTGGGAGTCGTGGGAAGAGGATTCCCTGCGCGAAGTATCCGCCACCATGCCTGCCGAATTGATCGCCGAGAAGCTCGAAAGAACGATTCCGGCAATATGGGGAAAAGCCTCAAGGATGGGAGTCAGGCTCACCTATCACATGAAAATTAAGCCATGGACTGCGCAAGAACTTTCTCTCTTTAAGTCCTCGACTGCGGAAGAGATAGCCAAATCAACTTCCCGAAGCATTTATTCCGTCAGGTCTAAGCGTTATCAACTGGGCCTGCTTTCAGGAGCCAATCAATGAGCAAAAGCCTTTATATCGAACTCGGTGAAAAATACGTCGTCACCGGGTCAACTCACGACCTAATCCTGAACGAGAAGAAAATCGTAAAGGAAGGAAAGAATGCCGGCCAGGAAACGCTCGCACGCCTCGGCTACTACAGCAAGTTTGAGCACCTGGTGAAGGAGTTATGCCACCGGGAGATTCTTCAATCAGAAGCGCGGTCACTGGAAGAATTACGCGACTATATCTTTGCGCTCGGCGAGAAGCTGAGTAAGGCGGTGGAATCATGAGCAATCCTATTACTGTCGGGCTGTCAGGATTAACTAACCGCATCTTTGCTGGCCGCTCGAAGCCAAGCAAGTTGTCCCCTGGCGTGCGCGAATTCACTGGGGAAAAGTTCGATGTTACGGATGATGCGCTGTTTGCTGTCGCTCATTTGATGATTGCCCGCGATGACGTGCTTATATTTCAGGCTCCAAATGGAAAAGAAATTCACCTTCGCGCTGACCTTAAAGACAAGGCATAGCTTATAAACAGCTTATTGAGCCTGAACACTCTCATCACCACCCTATTCTCTACCGGAGAAACATCATGATCGGAAGAAACTACGACCCCACAATATTCCCTGATGATTTATCAATTCGCCACAGAATGGACAAGGTGCCAACGAAGGAAGAACTGGCCGGGCGGAATAGCTTTCCAAGCGTGAACGATAACAAGTATCTGGACGCTATTTTGAAGAGCAAGAAGAAAGAGAGGATGGTGTGATGGATTACAGCAAAATGAGTGATGGTGAAATTAGCGTAAGGATTGCGTACTTTCTAAAACCAAAATACACCGCAACAATTCATCCAAATGATGATTCTGGAGCGCAATTATCATGGAACTGGCTTAATACTGTGGCAACCACAGGATACTTCCCATTAAGACGAGCAGAAGAGCTTTTCCCGGCAATAAAAAAGCTTCGCATAGGCATCACACCTTTAGGGAAAACAGTGTGGAAAGCGGAACATGAATCAGGATTATCATCCACCCATAGAAACCCATTGCGAGCAGTGGTAATAGTCTTCTTATTAATAAAGGAGTCCAAAAATGCCAAAATTCCCTCAGAACGCGATAGTTAAACACGTATCTGGTGATATTCGCGGATATGTGATGAACATATTCGAACAGCAAGACGGCTCACCACCCTACTACTTCATTCAATGGGATGATGGCACCCCCTCATCTCACCCGGAGAAAGAACTCCAATGGGCAACAACGGAACATCCAGTGATGCATAAAACTATGCACTAAGAGGTGCTATGGGAAGACTCGATAAGTTTATCGTCTTCAGCCTGGATGCCCTCAGAGACAATTCAGGCAATCAAATAATCTGCAACGTCGACTTACTCCGCTCTCTCTATTCTGCTGGTCACGACATCATCATCTTAGCCGACAAACGAAACAAACAAGACCGCCAGTGGATTGGCGACTTATATATGCTCGCATGGGATATCGTCATGCCTGATGAGCTGAATTTAAGTTCAGGCAATGTTCTGTTTGCATGTGTCAGTGATGAATGTCTGCATGAGCGGTTAATTGAGGCCGGAGTAGTTTGCAGCCTGTATAAATCATATATGCCGCCTGTTGAACAGGCGGCTTGAGGTTAGACAATGCAAAACGAAATTGAACAGATTGCACAGCAAAACAAAATGAGCATTGAATTCGTCACCTGGTTCTTTAACGAGAAGAAATCAGCATGTGGCGAACATTGGTTTCTGATGCTGGGTGCGATGTGGGAAGGCTGGAAGGGCCGCAGCATCGAAATGGATAAGCTGGCTGCGGAGAATGTGGGGCTAAAGGAGGCAATCCCTCAACTTAAAAATATTGATTATCAAAATGAAAGCATGGATGACGTGACATTGGCAGAAGAGATTGGGTTCAATGCAGCTGTGATGGCCATGCATCGCTGGGTTCCTAAAACCCCCGCCACCGATCGCATCGTAGCCGGGATTAAGGCTGATGGGGTGGAGATGTTCGCTCTGATGTTTGCTGAAGAGGCGATCAAAGACAACAACATTACAACCGGCTGGAAAGCCAGAGCAAGCAGAGCGGCATCTGAATACGCAGAGCTGCTGCGCGAGGGGGCCAAATGACTGAGCAAACCATCCTCGACATGTGCTGTGGCTCCCGCATGTTCTGGTTCGATAAACAGGACGAGCGCGCTGTATTCAGTGATATCCGTGCTGAGAAGCACAAACTTTGCGACGGACGCAGCCTGGTTATCAGTCCGGACATTATCGCCGACTTCCGCGCGCTGCCGTTCGCTGACGCCTCTTTCCCCATTGTCGTGTTTGACCCGCCGCATCTTGAACGAGTGGGCGAAAACGCCTGGATGGGAAAGAAATACGGTCGCCTGAACAAAGACACCTGGCGCGATGACCTGCGTGCGGGTTTCAAAGAAGCGTTCAGAGTGCTGCGGCCACACGGCGTACTCATCTTCAAATGGAATGAAACCCAGATACCGGTTAGCCAGATTCTGGCGCTGACCGACGAGAAGCCGGCTATCTGGCAACGCACAGGGAAAGCGGACAAAACGCACTGGGTAATTTTCGTGAAGGGGGCCGACAAATGAGCAAGTCATTCATCGTAATTATCCGGCGAGCCTGGTGTAACGAAGGTGGGCACGGTATCGAATATTCATCCGACCTCATCCACTACGAGACCCGCAATGGAGCCATATCGCACGGTTTTCGGGCTGTGGATAGCGACGATTTCAATTTCGGCGTAATCGAGGACGGCAAGTTGATTTCATTTGACTGGATGGACAAGCCGGTTGGTGAAAGCGAAGACACGCTGGCACAGATTGCCGAGCTAATCGGTCTGGAGGATGCAGCATGACTGATATCACCGAACTGGCGCCAGCTATGAAAGCGGCAGCGATCGATGCCAAAGAGCTCGCCATTATCGCCCGGTATTCGAAAGGCCGTGCGGCGGCGGAGAAATTTTACGCCCTGGCCAACCCAAACAATGTCATCGCGCTGGTAGAGGCGCTGGAGAAGGCGCAGGCCAAAGCAACTCAGCAGGGAAATATCGCTTGTGCTCTGTTTGACGAGGTTACCCAGTTGAGGCTCCATGCTGACGAAAAAGCCCCGGAGCTTCGCGCTCAGTTGATTGAGGCTGATAGCGAGTTGGAGGCACTGCGCAATCGCATCGCCGAGCTGGAATCACATAAAGCGGCGCTCCTGAAATTTATCCGTGATAGTTGCTACGTCTTTGACGGAGCTGATGAGGATATTTCTGATGCTTACGTTGATGCAATTACGTCCGGTCTTATTCCGAAACTGGAGTCGGTAACAGCCTGCAACCCGCCTCTGTTCTGGGTGAGGGTTAAATCTGATGGTGGTTATGAAGGGCCGATACACGATTCGAAACTGGAAGAGGTGCGTAAAAAGTCGGGTGAATGGCTGCCGTTAACGCTGGCAGGCGGGATTCCTGAGCTTGAGTCCCGCACCGTCACCGACTGGATAGAACATGACGGGAAATGGCGACCGGAATCGCTGGGTCTGGATGAACTTGTATACCTGAAAACCAGAAAACAGGAGCTGAAAATTCCGTACCCGGCGGGAAAGGTTAAAGGGTGGATGAATACCGGCGGAGACATGGATGTTATGGCGTACAAGCTGGCATCGCCACAAGCCAGCGCCGTCACCGTGAAGCTGACCGATATCAATGAGTACCTGGCAGAGGTTCACGATAAAACGCTAAATCGGGCCCTCCGGCTACTGGCTGAAGGTGTGCGCGCTGGTGATGTCGCCGCTATGCGCGCCGCTGGCATCAAGGTGGAGGTTGAGTGATGGCTATCACTGAAGGATTCTGCGCGGACCTCTACTGCGACTGTGATGGTTGTCAGTCAGGGAAAATCTATCCGCAGGGGCAGGCTGATTTCATCGGCCGGAATATGACCGACATTTCTCAACAGGCGCGCAAAGCTGGCTGGCGCATAAGCAAAGACCGCCAGCGCTGCTATGCGCCGGGCCACAAAATTTCACGGGGAGCCAACCAATGACCAGCAAATTAACCAGAGATCGCCTGCAGGAAATCGCTGAAGACGGTTTCCTGAAGCATGGCGAAAGCAAAGAGCTGGCCCGCATGGCGCTGGCCGCAATGGAAAGCGAGCCGGTGGCGACGCTGGATGTGCAAAGCAGGCGGCCTGACGGCAATAAGTTCGCGCTGGTTTTCTCATCTGCGGCACACAAATTGCCTGATGATGTTTATTTTCTCTATCGCTACGCGCAGCCAGCGCCGGTAGCGCCGGAGGAAATGACTATCAGGGACGCCTGCAAATTTGTCCAGGATATGCGGTTGTTCGATGATGTGTCCGTGATAGTAATGCGCACCTGGAACGCCTGCCGCGCCACCATGCTCCAGGCTTCTCCTGTTTGCACATGCCCCAGCGGCGACGGTTCGCTGCGCTGGCCATGTCCGGTGCATGCTGGCAGCTCTCCGGTAATTCCGGATGGTTCGACCGCGGGCATGTTTAATTCCGCCCGCGCACTGCTGGATGCTCTATATGAGTTCGGACCGGATGAGATTGCTATCTCTGAGCATGTCACAAATCTGGAAGATGCTCTGCGGAATGCAGCCGCCCCGCAGTCACCCGGCAGTGAACCCGCCACCGTGCCGGGTACATGGATTCCGGTAAGCGAGCGGCTGCCGGAGGCGGGTGGTGACATGATTGTATTCACAGACGGCATTGTTATGTCTGGGGTTTCATACGCCAAAAAGAAAGGTTTCTATATTCAGGCTCTTGAATATGACGATGATGAACCTGTCGACAGCGTAACCCACTGGATGCCGCTGCCAGCAGCGCCGCAGGAGGTGAAAGGTGATTAACCAAATCCCTGAAGCTGTAGCCGTAGCGATGATTAATGCGGCCAGAGATATTACGGTAGCAAAAATTAATGCCAAAGGCGCGAAGTTCGACGGTTATACAACCTCGGTAAACTGGTTTGATCGTTCAATGAAAGAGGTCCGCGAAGCCGTTAAAGCAGTTCTTCCTGACATTGAGCGGGAGGTAAGTTGATGCCTAAATCACCCGCAGAACGCAAAGCCGCGCACCCATCCACTTGATGCTATATAATCCCCTCCACAGCAGAGGGGATTTTTCTTATGTCACAGTGGAATATCGCATCAAAGACAAAAGACGAGCAGGATAAGGTCAATGTAGACCTCGCAGCGTCCGGCGTCGCCTACAAAGAGCGGCTGAACATGCCAGTTGTCGCCGAAGTGGTGGCCAGAGAGCAGTCTGAACACCTCAGGGACTACTTCATGGAGCGCGTCCGCTACTACAGGGAAAGAAGCATCGCGCTACCTAAAGCAACTGACCCGCGCTACATTGAGATGGCAGAGCAGAACGCGAAGAAGTAAACCAAACATCGAATAAATATAACCCGCCGAGTGCGGGTTTTTTATTGGGAGTAAATCATGACTTTATTAGAGATTTTAATTCAAGAATTACCGAAACGTGGTGGTTGGGATGAGAAATGGCATCAATGCGCCCAAGATGGAAATGGTGAGGTATGCTTTTTCACTAGTGGCAAGATACACTTTAGAGGTTTTTTTGATACATGGAGCATCCCAACAGATAGCGTGGCGCAGCATGATGGCAAGGCTCGAATCGAAGCATTATTGGCTGATGACTACGCAGAGACAATCATCACCCGCGAACAGTATGAAGCCGCGCTGGCAGCAGAAAAAGACAGTTGGATTACTTGGGGTGGCGGTGAGCGCCCAGTGAATGCTTATGCCATAGTTGATGCTATGTTCAGGTATAAAAAAGTAGTGGCTACTAATATTGCCGACTGTTGGCGCTGGAATCATAACGGAACTGATTCTGATATTATCGCCTACCGCCTGCACAAACCAGTAGAGCAGCAATTACCATCCGAAGAGGTTCCGATTTGGAATGGAGAAGGATTACCTCCGGTTGGGTGTGAGTGCCAATACCGTAAGTATAAAAAATCTGAACAAAGCGAATGGTTCAACGGAGTGGTGAAATACGCAAGTGAATTCACGGTTGTTATTCAGCCTGTCTGCTACCCTGGCGAAACGGTTGGTCATCCAGCAAATTTCGAATTCCGAAAAATCAGCTCAGAAGCAGATATGAAGCGTGAAGAATTAGCAAAAGCTCTTCATATCGCCGCAGGTGGTGCCGTTCCTGTAGGGCGGTTCGGTATTGAGCCATTATACCTTGAACTCGCCGATCAAATTATCGCCGGGGAAATTCCCCACCTCAAAATCGTATAACTGCCTGCGGGCGATTTATTTATTGGGAGAGATAAATGTCAGACCAAAGCAAATACTACGACTATTACATGGTCGAAGGTGAAGATGTGAAAAACCTCATTGATGGATATAACGCTATCAATGAAGAAAGAACTTCAATCATTGCCAATGCGGCTGAGTCTGTTGGTGCAGTTGCATGGACACTGACCAGCAGTTGGGGCGGTGGAGGCGGGCTAATTCAGGGTTTTGCATGGGATAAAGACTTCCAGTTCCCCTGCCCTGTCACCATAAAGCGGGAGGATTTCTTTGATGGTAAGCGCGTTGTTATTGCTCGCGGAAAGGGAAACACAAAAGAAGGAAGAGCATATAACAAAGAACTGGATGCAGTTATAGATGGCGCTAACCGCAAATTAAAGGCATTGCCCCAGTGGAAAGATTACATTATTAACCACTACGGAATTATGCGCACTGGAATCGGCGGTCAGTCTGGTCGTGGGTTTGGGTTTGCCATGCTATCCACGTATGGCGGTAAACACCCTGGCAGGGATGACGCGCTTCTTTTTGGCATACCGAATAATAATGACGAAAAGCATGGCGAGATTGCCATCCCCGCAAACTTCCAGAAATTAACCTACGGCCAGTTTTATGACATCGTAAACAGCGAAACCGCAGAGACCGCCGAATAAGGCGGTTTATTTTTATCGGAGATAGATGATGAGTCGTGATGAAGCAATAGCAAAACTTAAAATACTGCAGGAGTTAGGAGACAAAGAGATAGCTCACTGCAATGCAGATGATGTTATTTGCGATCTGCTTAAATCTCTAGGCTACGAAGACGTGGTTAAGGAATATGACGTAATAGATAAGTGGTATGCATAGGAGTAACCATGGAATCACACAACCTCACCATTGAGGAGGCCAAAGGATGGGGATGGGAAAAACATTGGGTGAAATGATGCATGGTTTGCTTAAACTTGCAGGATATATCTGGAAAATAGAGGGGTATTGATTGTGGCTAAACTGCTTACGTTGCTTCAATGGGCGTGCGCCCACTATGAAACGCCGCCATCTTTGTCTACATTACGCCGCTGGACCCGGGAAGGACGGATTTATCCCGCTCCGGAGTTGCACGGGAAAGAGTATAAAGTTACTCCCGACGCGCAATATGTAGATCCGAGCAAGAAAAAACTGAAGCCAAAACCGAATAACTTTGACGTGCCAAAAAATGGCACATTACTGGAGAGACTGACTCATGGCGAAAAGGCCCGCACGTTACGACGCTAACCTGCCACGCAACCTGACCTATCGTAAAAGAGACAGACTATACAGTTGGCGTAACCCAATAACCGGCCAGGAAATTTCACTTGGCCGGGTTGACCGCAAGGATGCTATTTCACAGGCAATTGAGGCCAACAATTACATTGACCAAAATTACCTGCCCTCCTCGCTTCTCGATCGCATAAAAGACGTGCCAACGTTTACTGTTTCTGCATGGCTGGAGCGTTATGAAATCATTCTGGAACGGCGCGAGTTAAAGCCTAATACCATGAAGGTACGGCGAAATCAGTTAGCAACTATAAAGGAAGAGTTTGGCAGGATGCCGCTTGCTTCTGTTACCACAAAGGATATAGCCGAATTCCTTGAGGCTTATATTATCTGCGATAAGAAGAGTATGGCTTCTGGATTGCGTTCTGTGCTGATGGATATATTCAGGGAGGCAATTGTGGAGGGTCATGTAGAAAGGAATCCGGCAGAGCCAACGCGCACTCCTACGCCGAAGGTTAAACGTGAAAGGCTTTTGCTTGAGCAATTCACGGTTATTCGTCAAGCTGCATTATCCCATTCTGAATGGGCGAGAAACGCATGTGACCTTGCGCTTGTTACCGGCCAGAGACGTGAAGACATTACGCTTTTCCGGTTCAGTAACATTAAAGATGACAGACTGTTTATCACGCAGGTGAAAACCGGTCATAAACTGGCGATACCACTTGAGTTGAAACTGGACTCAGCAGGACTTTTGCTGCACGATGTGATTGAGCAGTGCCGGGAAGGCAATCCGTCTGACTTCATGGTTTACTCGCCAGTTCGTCGCGGAGGAAGGAAACCTGGTCCACTAACGCCAGATGGTCTTACTCAGGCGTTTGCAGACATCAGGGATTCAACAGAGTTAAATTTTGGCCCAAACCCTCCCTCTTTTCATGAGATCCGGAGTCTTGCTAGTCGACTCTATGAAAATGAACGCGGAGAGGATTTTGCGCAGCGATTGCTTGGGCACAAAAATTTAACAATGACCAAAAAATACCTGGACGCACGAGGTGCAGAGTATGTTATGGTTTAGACAGGATATGGAAAATTCGAGTAATTTTCGGGGGATTTCGTGATTGTAACGAAAAACTCCTTATAAAACAGCATAATAAAAAGAGACCGAATACGATTCCTGTATTCGGTCCAGGGAAATGGCTCTTGGGAGAGAGCCGTGCGCTAAAAGTTGGCATTAATGCAGGCTAAGTCGCCTTGCACTATAAGAATAGTTTAACGCGTCAGCTTTTCCAGTCCGTGGCCAATGTGGTCGTATAATTCCTGGGAAACGGCTGTCAGCCAGTAAAAAACCGCCACTGCCGTTATCCGGCAAGGGCGGTTTTTTTTATGCTATTACAGTAAGATAACGCGGAACGCTAGCAGAGCTTCTGCGCTCGCTCGATAAATGGCGCAAGGCTCATTTTTTGTCCCGGGTGCTGCGGATCGTCGATCTGGATCACCGAGATCGGCTGCGCGGTCGTCTTGCCGGCTTTAACCTGCTGTTCCGCGACGTCATTGAGCGGATACTGGACCAGCGTACTCGGGTTGATGGCGTAAAGCGCGTTACCCGGACGGCAGGTCAACATCACCTCTTCACGGTTGAACGCCCAACTCTCCTTCCCCACTTCAAAGCGGCTCACGGTGATAATTTGCGGCGCCGCCAGAGCAGCCCCGGAGCTTGCCAGTAACAACATGGTCAGAACAATTTTTTTCAT